GTGTTCAAAAATTAGCAGCACTTAGTTCAAATACAGCTACCCGTCATATATTAGACGGAAGTCTTTACATATATCGTACTTTGGCGGAAGCCTTAACGTATAGGGTGGCTGATATTTTAGAGTATTCAGACTTTAAAGAAGACTTTGTAAATAAAATAGGAAAATACAATGTTAGTATTTTGGGTGAAATATCTGATTTATATATTTATGACTTTGGCGTATTTATAGAGTTATCTCCTGATGAAGAACAAAAAGCAATGCTTGAGCAAAACATTCAAATGGCTTTATCAAAAGGTGACATTAACTTAGAAGATGCTATAGATATAAGAGAGATAAAAAATCTTAAGTTAGCAAATCAATTGCTTAAAGTCAAACGTAAATCAAAACAAGAGCAGGACGAACAAAGAGAAATGCAGAAGCAAGCAATGATATCTCAGCAGCAACTTAAATCACAAGAGCTAGCTGCACAAGTTGCAATGCAAAAAATTGAATTTGAAACCCAAGGCAAGTTAAAATATAAGCAAGGAGAAATGCAGTTAGAGATTGAGCGTAATAAAGTTGAGGCCCAGCTTAAAAGTCAATTAATGGAGCAAGAGTTTAATTATAATTTACAACTGAGAAATATGGACGGTATGGCATTGTCAAATCGCGAACAAACAAGAGAAGATGCCAAAAGTCAAAGAATAAGTCAGCAAAACACTGAGCAGTCCAAGTTAATAAACCAAAGAAAAAATAATCTTCCTCCTTTAAATTTTGAATCAAATGAAGATAGTTTGGATGGTTTTGACCTAGCTGAGTTTGAGCCTAGATAATGTTAAAAGTGTATATAAATATTATATAACTTTGTAATTAATAAAATCAAATCTAAATCTAATGGAAATTAAAGTAAGAGAATTAACTGATGTTGAAGAAAAGTCAGTACAAGAAGTAGAGCAAGAATTGCTTAACAAGCATGAAGCTCAACAAGAATTAAAGTTTGAAGAGGACGCAGAGGCCAAATCAAACGCAGAGGTGAAAAGTGATTCAGCAGAAAAAGTTGAAGAGCAAGTAGAAGATCAAGAGACAAATAACGTCGACTCACCTTCCGAAGAAAATAAAGAATCTAAGGAGTTATCCGAAGAAGAAGTTCTTTCATATATTGGAAATAGATACGGTAAGGAAATCAATTCTATCGACGAATTGGTTACCGCAAGAGAAGAGGCACCAGAAATGCCTGAAGATGTTGCGGCTTACTTTAAGTATAAAAAAGAAACAGGAAGAAGCATTGAAGAATTTGTAAAGTTACAAAGAGATTATTCTGATGTTAATCCTGATACTTTGGTAAGAGAATATTTGACAATTACTGAAGAAGGTTTAGATCCTGAAGACATAGATTCCTTGATGGAAGATTATGAATACGATGAGGATATAGATGATGATTCAGCAATTAAGAAAATTAAATTATCAAAGAAAAAAATTACTGCTAAAGCTAAAAAGTTTTTTAAGGAACAGCAAGAACAATACAAGTTGCCCCTTGAGTCAAGGGAAAACCAGTTCACTGATACTGAAGAATATAATGCTTATAAGCAGTATGTGAATACGGCTCAAAGTCAACAGGAAGAGGCTAAACGCAAAAGCGAATGGTTTGTCAAAAAAAGTGACGAAATATTCAACAATGAATTTAAAGGTTTTAAGTTCAATTTAGATCAAAGCGAATTATTCTTTACACCTGGTAATGCTTCTGAATTAAAAAAAGCTCAAGAAACACCAATGAATTTTGTAAATAAATTTGTTGACGATCAAGGTCTTTTACAAGATGCAGAAGGATACCACCGCTCTTTAGCTATTGCAATGAATCCCGAAAAGTTTGCTCAGTTTTTTTATGAGCAAGGTAAATCAAGTGCAACAGAAAATGTAATGCGTAAGACTAAAAATATTGATATGTCTGAGCGTTCAACTCCTGAAGCAGTTGCTAAATCTGGGTTTCAAGTTAAATCAGTATCATCGCCTTCAAGCAATGGACTGAGAATTAAAAGTGTAAAAAGAACTTAATATTAATTAAAAATTTATTATCATGGCAGGACAAGTCAAAAGTACTCCTACTTTTGCGCTAACGCCAAGTTCAGAGAGAACTCCGACAGCGCAAAATTATCTAACCAATGCAGATTTCGATTGGTTAAATCAATATTTACCTGACACTTACGAAAAAGAATTCGAGCGTTACGGTAACAGAACTATCTCATCTTTCCTACGTATGGTGGGTGCTGAGATGCCTACTAACTCTGACTTAATCAAATGGGCAGAGCAAGGTAGACTACACACTAAATACACTAATGTTGGATCAGCAGGAGCTGGTGCGGCAGACCAAGTTGTATTTCAAGTTAATGATGTATTAGACCCTACAGCTGCAGAGCAAGTTATTAGAGTTGGACAGACAGTAGTTATTGTGCAAAACGATGGCTCAGGATCAAACAAAGCTGTAGTTAGTGCGGTTAATAATGCTGGTGGTGGAAGAGGACAGTTTACAGCTGACTTTTACGAAGCCGGTGGTTTAACAACTGCAGGTACAGGTGTTGGTAATGCTGACGTTACTGTATTTATCTATGGGTCAGAATTCAAGAAAGGTACTGCTGGAATGGCTGGATCTCTTGAATCAAATGATTTCATCTTTGACAACAAGCCTATTATCATCAAAGATACTTACAATGTATCTGGATCTGATATGGCACAAATCGGATGGATTGAGATCACTACGGAAGACGGTGGAACAGGATACCTATGGTATCTAAAATCTGAGCATGAAACAAGACTTAGATTTGACGATTATCTAGAAACAGCAATGATTGAAGCTGTACCCGCTGAGACAAACTCAGGAGCTGCTGCCATTCTTGGTAGTGCAGGTGGTGCTGCTGATCCTGGAGCTGGATCTGATGGTATTTTCTATGCTGTACAACAAAGAGGTAATATCTGGGACGGTGGAAACCCAACAGTGTTAGCTGACTTTGATAATGTAATTAGTCGTCTAGACAAGCAAGGAGCGATTGAAGAAAACGTATTATTCGTTGACAGACAATTTGCTTTTGATATTGATGATATGTTAGCTGCCCAAAACTCTTACGGAGCAGGCGGTACTTCATATGGTCTTTTTGACAATGACGAAGAGATGGCGTTAAACTTAGGTTTCTCAGGATTTAGAAGAGGTTATGACTTCTACAAGACTGACTGGAAATACCTGAATGACCCAACTATGAGAGGTGGACTTCCAACAGGAGCAGGATCAGGACGTGTAAACGGACTACTTGTGCCCGCTGGATCAACTAGTGTTTACGACCAAATCCTTGGTAAAAACGCTAAGAGACCTTTCTTACATGTTAGATATAGAGCTTCAGAAACTGAAGACAGACGTTACAAAACTTGGATTACTGGTTCTGCTGGTGGTGCAAGAACAAGTGATGTTGATAACATGCAAGTAAACTTCTTGTCAGAGAGAGCTGTTTGTACTTTAGGTGCTAACAACTTCTTTATCTTCCAAGAATAGTACACTATCTTAATGGGGGTGTAAAAGCCCCCATTATTTTTATTATAAATTTTAAATCTAATCTAATGAATACGACTACCAAATACGTAGATAAAATCTACAAGCTTACACGAGAAACTGCACCTTTATCCTTAATCTTAGCGTCAAGACATACACAGAGATTTCCTCTGTTATGGTTTGATGAAGAAACAGGATCCAACAAAGCATTAAGGTATGCAAGGAATCAAAACTCACCTTTTCAGGATGAACAAGATAATAATGCTATTTTAGAGCCTATTGTTTTTGAAAATGGGTTTTTAACAGTTCCTAAGAATAATCAAGTACTTCAGAAGTTTTTAGAATACCACCCTGGTAAAGGGCGTGTATATGTAGAAGTAGACAAAGCTAAAGATGCTGCACAAATTGTAGAAGAGTTAAATGCTGAAGTTGATGCGCTTATAGAAGCTAGACAACTTAGTGTTGATCAAGTGGAAAACATAGCTAGGGTTATATTTCAAATAGATATAACAACAGTAACAACAGCGGAGCTTAGACGAGATATATTAGTCTTTGCTAAAAATCAACCACAAGATTTTTTACTATTATTAAAAGATCCAGCGTTAAAACTAAATTCTAAAATACAGTTATTCTTTGACAAAAAGTTACTTCAATTTAGAAATAGTAATAAAGAGGTTTGGTTTAATACTCCATCCAATAAAAAGAAAATGTTAAATGTTCCTTATAAAGAAGATCCCTACTATATCATTGCATCTCATTTTCAATCAGATGAGGGATTGGAAGCGTTAAAGCATCTATCTAATCTAGCAAAAAACGTATAAATTCATCGTTTTTATTTTTTGTATATTTGTTTTTTGTTTAACCCATAAATTTTTTAACATGGCAAAATATATTACATTCGATACTGCAAGTAACGGAAATGTTCACCTTGCAACAGATGACATTCTTTATGCAGAAACTACAAGTTCAACTGCTGGAACAATCTTTTTGAAAGGCGGAAGCCACAAATTTACTGTTACTGGAACAGGTTTAACTTCAGGTTTTGCAGCAAATGTAAACGCCGCATTAGTTAACGCAGCTGAAACAAGTTGGACTAACGCAGTAGTTCCTGTAAGTAAATCAGGAGGGCTTTTAGCATTTACTAGCGTAGCTGTAGCTACTATTTAACATTACCTTTTTATTAGGTACTAGAGAGAGGTCATGAAAAATTGACCTCTTTTTTTTTTACTTATCTTTGTAAAAAGACTACTAATGATAAATTCTGTAAGAAATACAGTTTTAGCAATAATCAACAAAAACAATTACGGTTATTTATCACCTAATGATTTTAATTTATTTGCTAAACAAGCGCAACTAGATTTATTCGACGAATATTTTTTTCAATATAATCAACAAATAAACGAGGAAAACGCAAGACTTTCTGGCACAGGATACGCAGATATAAAAAAAGGGTACGAGGAAGTAATTGATACTTTTTCAGTAACTAGTAACTTAACTCAGAATGCTGCTAATGTATACTTCTTGCCATCAGCAGCGACAACTGGATTTGATTATTATTTAATAAATGAAGTTAGATGTTCTAGCGGTGCTGTTTTTAAAGGTATTGCGGAATTAGTTTCTAATAGCAAAATAACTTCTCTTAATAATTCTAATCTCACAGCCCCATCAATTATATATCCAGCCTACACTCAAGAAGCGGGGTCTATAACTATTTATCCTTCTACTTTTAACGGAGCAACGGATGTTGCGTCACAATACATTAGATACCCTAAAGATCCTAAGTGGACTTATCAAACTATCTCTAATGGGGAACCATTATTTGATCAAAGTCAATCTGATTTCCAAGATTTTGAACTTCCTTTAGATGATGGAAATGATTTAGTTTCTAAAATATTACAATACGCTGGTATATCTATAAGAGAGGCAGATGTATTTAAATTTGGTCAAGTAGAGGAACAAACACAAAATCAAGAGCAATAATTATGGCATATATAGATCAGAAAAAATATTATACTAATGATGGAGTTGCACCAACAGATTTAAATTGGGGTTCGTATCAGTATGTAAGTTTGACAGATATTGTAAATAATTTTTTATTGATGTATAATGGAAACCATTCATTAATAAATAATGTAAATAGATTTAAAATATTATTTCACGCTAAAAGAGGTATACAAGAATTAAACTACGATGCATTTAAAGAAATAAAATCATTACAACTCACAGTGTATTCAGACTTAAGATTTGTTTTGCCTTCTGATTACGTTAATTGGGTTCGTATATCTTTATTTAAAAATAATACCATAAGGCCTCTTCTTGAAAACATTCAAGTTCAATCAGCGCTATCATATGTCCAAAGCGCTACATCTACTTTTACCTACGATGCAGACGATAATGTTAACACTCAAACATCAAGCTTAGATACGGCTAGAACTGACGGTTCACTAAATAGTATATACCTAAACCAAGCAAATCTTGATCAAGATAATAATCCACCTTACAATGAGGATTTTTATGATACGCATATAGGAGCACGCTACGGCCTTAACACCGAAACAGCCAACATGAACCCTACCTTTACTATAGATAAGAAAGCAGGGGTCATTAACTTTAACTCTACAATGGCGAACGAGCAGTGTATATTGGAATACATATCTGATGGGATGGAAGGAGGAGATGATTCTTTAATTACTGTAAATAAATTATTTGAAGATTATATCTACGCATATATTAAATATTCTTTATTAAACGGTAAGTTTGGAGTGCAAGAATATATTGTTAATAGAGCACGAAAAGACAAAACTGCTTTACTTCGTAATGCAAAAATACGCTTGAGCAATATTCACCCTGGTAGATTACTGATGAATATGAGGGGAGAAAATAAGTGGATAAAATAAGATGGCACGGACACAACGGAATTTTATTGCTGGCCGAATGAATAAAAGCCTTGATGAAAGGCTTATACCAAATGGCGAATATGAAGATGCACTCAACGTAAGGTTGGGATCAACTGAAGCATCGGAAATTGGTTCTGTAGAAAACGCCAAAGGGAACACCTTACTTACCAATTTATTTTTTCTAGATATAGAATCATTAAGTACAAACGCTCGTTGCATAGGAGCATTTGAAGATAGTGCTAATGAAACTATTTATTGGTTTGTACATGATCCAGAATTTACTCTTTCAGATACGGGTAAATGTGATATGATTTGTTCATATAATACCGTAACAGCAAGTGTAAAGTATCATGTAGTCAGTACCGATGATGGCGGCGGCGTATTAACAACATTAAACTTTAGCCCCATTAATCTAATAACAGCGGTAAGTAGGGTGGGAAATTTTTTATATTTTACGGATAACTTCAGTCCACCGAGATTTATAAATATAAGTAATAGTAAAAAATATGGCCAACCAGAATTAAATGGTGTGCCGCCATCGGGATCAACAGCATTATTTAAATTTAAAGCAGGCTTTGTAACAGTAGGAGGAAATAATTTTATTGGTTTTCATAGAGGCACTTTAGATGGATGTCCAAGTAGCACACCTGGTTTTGGAACAGGTATAGTACCAACAATAACGGAAATACAATTACCAGGAGTTGATTGCTATACTGCAGGGGCCGATAGTGTTACTAAAGGATTTGCTGTACAAGGAAATAATACAGCAAATGGTTTAGCGTTTACACAGTTTTCAACTAATGAAAGTACAGGCATTACAACTATAGGTTTAATTAATTCAAGTACAGTATCAAATCCAGGAACATCAAGTATTACAGGAAGCATTGTAGGAGATGATGGAAATAGCGGAACCTATACGGCCAACTATTCTGTTGCAACAGCCTATACAGATGGAAATGGCGCATCGCAGCAACCAGAATCAACAGGCACTGTTACTTTGACAGGAATAACTTTAACTAATGAGGTAACTTATACTTTATCATAAATTATGGCAGCTTACATTGATCAATTTACTGCGGAGACTTTACTGGTAATTAAAAAACCACCGGTCGAAGCACCTACAGTTGTTCCGTTTAAAGCAGCTAGTGAAAATAATTTTTTAGAGGATAGGTTTGTTTGCTTTGCTTATAGATACCAATACGAAGACGGAGAATACTCAGCAACCTCCCAATTTAGTAATGCTGCATTTACAGCAAAACCTTTTAAATTTAGCGTTGACAGTTATCTTAATGAAGGGATGATTAATGCATCTAATGCTGTCACTATTACTTTTAATTCTGGAGGATCTCTTGTCAAGGCAATAGAGTTGCTATTTAAAGAGTTTAATGATCCTACAATAAAAGTTATAGAAAGTTTAAATAGATTAAATTTAGGTATTGGGAATGATGAATTAACAACCTACACTTTTGATAATCAAAAAATATTTACGGTACTACCGGAATATGAAATTTTAAGATTGTATGATAATGTTCCATTATTAGCACAAGCTCAAACTTTAATGGGTAATAGGTTAGTCTATGGAAATTATGTAGAAGGATATGATTTAAAAGACCGTTTTAATTACCCTATTCGATTAAATTATGACACCACCTTAAAGACAAGTTCTATTGATGTTGTAGATATAACATCATCTGAAGCAAATGGTGGGTATGATTTGGGAGGGTATTTACATGTATTTGGATGTGAAGTATTAATGGAGATAGATCCAACGCTTTTAGTAGCTGGCTCTTCAATTACTTGGAGTATCCAAATAGAACATAGTTCTTTTCAAGGTCAAACACCGTTTCCTGTAGAAACAACTACATCACGTAATGTAAGCTTTACATACACTCTGCCACAAACATTTTCATCTGTTTACGAACTAACACAAAGTACTGATTTTGTATCTAAAATAGGGTCGTCTACAAATATCCAAACTGTAGCTAATTCTTGTAATGGAACTACCTTTACAGATGTTTTTAATTGTGCTATACCAAATCAACTAGATGCATATTTCAAAAAGGCAAGTGGTATAGCGGCGGTTAATGAACCTTTTCAAATATTTGGTTCACCAGCCAATAACTTTATAGGTATTCAGCTTGTAGCAATGGAGTTTGTGGATAATATAAATACCCCTACACAAACTTTCTATGAGTACTATACTATCTTATCTTCTTCAGTATCTTACTCAAGCTCTTCTAATAATTTTTCTTTACATAGCAATAGAGGATATGAGATCGGGATTATTTATATGGATGATTTTAATCGATCATCAACCGCCCTTGTAAGTCCAGAAAACACAATTCACGTTGGTTGTGCTGACTCAATAACGAAAAACGAGATACAAGTAACTATCCCAGGGGGCACTACTACCCCACCTCAGATAGCGCCCCGTTGGGCGACAAGGTATAAGTTTGTTATTAAGCCAGATAAAACAACTTATGAGACTATATATACAAATGTATATTTTGAAGATCCCGATACCTTCGCTGCATATTTTTTATTAGAAGGAGAAAATGCAAATAAAGTACAAGCGGGCGATAGACTTATAGTTAAAATTGACACAGTTGGACCAACAAATACATGTACATTTACTACTGTTTTAGAGAAGGAAAATAAAGCATCTCAATTTATTGAGATAGATAATCCTTTAGATCCTGGGGGGACTAAAGTAGCGGTCCCTGCTGGAACATACATGAAGTTAAATCCAAACAATTTTTCAATTCAAAACAGTCAAGAAGTTGGAGGTAACTTTATTTCATATCCTCCAGTAGCTGCGACTAGTGGTAATGGTAATGGTTATCCTTGTGCAAATTTTCCAGTAACTGTAAAAAACCCTGTAACCACAGGATCTCCAATTGCTAATGTTGACTACACCATTCCTGAAGGAAGTACCGTTAAAATTAGATATAGGAATTTTAGAGCGGGATATTTTCAACCCTTCATTGGGCAAGTACAGTATCTATATGAAGGAGAAATAGTCTCCACGGCTTTATATTCAAATTTTAAAGCATTTTTTGAAGGAGAAAATGTAATAGACAGTATTAATGCTGATGGTATTTCTTGTAATGGAACTATCAAATGTCTTGACCCTCCTAATACTAATGTTTATGATAATACTTTATACGAGCCATCCCCAGCAGCCGATCCTAAAAACATTCTAATAGGAACTGCTAATACGCAAATAAGTAGCGCCGAAAACATAAATTACTGGAGATTTGCAAAAAACACCGATACAGGTGAAACTTTTTTAATGGCCACAGGAACAGTAGGTTCTAGGCCTAGTACGGCAGTTGCATCACTTCAAATAGAAGTCATACGACGTGAAACCAGTATTGTTTTCGAAACTTTACCGCTAGACGCATTGCCTGACGTATGGTACGAAAATGGCAAGTCATTTGCCATTGACAACCAAGGTCAACATTCGGGAGATGTGCAAAATCAAGTTATAAACTTTCAAAATTCTGTTCAGCCGATTACACCTCAAGATGCAATAGTAGATACTGGTTTTAGCAACTGTATTACTTTTGGCAACGGGGTTGAAAGTTATAAGATTAGAGACTCTATAACAGGAAAGGAAATTAATTTTGGCAATCGCGTTAGCACAACTTCAACCCAAATATATAAAGAAGCTCATAGATTTGCAGATCTAACCTACAGTGGTGTATTTAATGATGAGTCTAATGTAAATAAACTTAACGAGTTTAACCTTGGCCTCTTAAACTTTAAGCCTTTAGAAGACTTGTATGGCCCCATAGAAAGGTTACATGCGAGAAGAACCGATATACTTGTATTACAAGAAGACAAAATATCTTATGTACTTCAAGGTAAAGACCTACTTACCGATGCTAGTGGAGGCGGCGCTTTAACTTCCGTGCCGACAGTTTTAGGTCAGCAGATTGCTAGAGATGAAGAGTTTGGGATTAGCAATAACCCTGAAAGTTTTGCCGTTTATGGATCAGATAAATTTTTTACTGATTCAAAAAGAGGAGCTGTACTAAGACTTCGAGGAGGAGAATCTGGCCCTGAAGCACTGTCAGTTATTTCTGAGGCGGGAATGCGCAGTTGGTTTAGAGACTTTTTTGTTGACACCATAGGCAATCAAAAGCTTGGTGGTTATGATCCTTACATGAATGAGTATGTATTAGCGACAAATGGAGAGTCTATACCAGGCTTTTCAAATTGCTTACTATGTGGCGTAACTGAAAATGTATTAGTTAATCCAGGCGAAGAAACTATCTATTGTGTTAATGTCACACAAGAAGTAGGAACTGTATCAATTAGTTATGTTATACCAAACGCTCAAGGAGAAGACGTTATAACAGAAGTAAACACCCCAAGCACTGGAACAGGATTAGTAGATGTAATAACGGAACAAGGGCTAGATATAGAAACACAAAGCAGCAGTACTGTTGGTTACACCATTGAAGCTGTTTATAACAATGTTACTTTTACTACAGGTGTTGTGTTTGTTAGCGGAACATTAGATATAAATAAAAATAATGTTGATGCAACAGATGTAACTTTAAGAATTACAACTACATCAGTGGTTCCAGATACGATTCAAATTACAACATCATGTCCCATACAAAACATTTTGAGTATATATAACATTGCTGTAACAAGTAGTAATGAAGCAGGGCAGTTTATTCATAATCAATACTCGTGGATAGACGGAACCTTCTCTTCTCCGTTACATTCAAATCAAATAACATTTTCTTCAGACACTTCTTCTGATCCTATTATTTCACAGTTTAGCAATGTATCCGGACCAATTGGTTCGGGCATAGTGCCTAGTGAAGGCGCAACGGTTAACATTATTAGCAATCAACTAGCGACTGATAATTATGTTTTTGATGGTTCGACAAACCAATTTAGATATTTAAGAACAGACACTTCTTATGCAAACAACTCAATTGAAATAAGAAATCTACTTAGTGATTCTAATTTAGCTACGCCAATATTAACAAGTGGTAATAAAAATTACGCACAATTTACTATGCCTAATAACACTGGTAGTAACTTGTATTTAATTTGGGATTACAGAAAACCCACACAAACGTTATTAAATTATGACGCTACATCGGCAAGAAATGCGTGCTGTGGAGCAGTCGTAGGACCTGTAGTCTCTTGTGGAAATGTAACAGGTTATAGCGGAGGTGAGGCTTTTCCCGACGTACAAGTTATTGATTTAGGTTCAGCTACTGGGGTTGTAACTTTGACGTTTGATGCCTTTACAGTTGTAGATAAATTTATATTAGAGTTTGACGGAGTAGAAGTAATAAATACAGGATATCGAGGATCAACTGGATACCAAGGATCATTAAATTCTTTCCTTGCATCACAAGGTTTACCGGCAGAAACTATCACCGCTCCTGGAAACGGTACGGCTGTGTTTACTAAAAGCACGGCTACAACCACAGCTACGCTGAAGGTTTTTGCACCGTTCCCTAGTACTTATTGGACTGTAACAGTATCATGTCCAGTATAAAATAAATTAATTATGGCAGTAGGAACATATTTTTTTGACACCGCAACATTTGCAAACGCATCCACTGTTTACACGGATCAAGGTTTAACCTTAATCGCGCCCGATGGATTTTATTCAGATGATATAATTGTAAGAGAACAAATAACTGGTAAATTACAAGTAGCGGAGACGTGTGATTGTTCCGCCGTTACACCTACACCTACGCCTACGCCAGCTACACCTACACCTACGGCAGCTACACCTACACCTACGGCTTTGCCCCCCACAGCTACAGCGGTTCCACCTCAGCCTACAGTACGCCCTAACCCTCCTACAGCAACACCACCCCCCGTAACAGAACCAATAGCTGGATTTTATTATAGATTAGAGCCATGTGTGCCTTGTAATACTACTGAGATTAGGTACATGTTCTCTCTAACAGCACTTACTAACAATCAAAGGTATTTAGAAGCAGAAACGGGATGTTATTATACTTATACGGATGATGTTAGTTATCCTCCTTTAGTAGCAGTTCCAGTTAATTTAATTATTAATCCATCTGAACTTGCAGGTGAAACATCATGTCCTCCTGTGCCTACAGGCCCTCCAGTAAATAATTATATTGTTTCAAAATGTACAACCAATATAAGGTCTATATTCTCTACAACTACAAATTATAATAACTTTACTAGAATGGGTGGGGCTTCTGGAACGTATCAGATATTAGGGACTAGTAATGATGCCAACCTATTCCCAACAGTAACTGGTTTACAGTGTGTTGACGACCAAGGCAGATTAGAGTCAAATACTAATTTCAGTGGGTGTGCAAGTAATTGTCCTGATAACCAATCCTATTTCACATTAAATAGATGTAACAATCCAAATAACGCTAATATAGGATCACTTATAACTATGAATACAGCTGAATATTGGGAGGCTAGTCCATTCGGTTATCAAACTGGAGATGTAGTTTATGCGCCTAGTACAGGTAAGTGTTATACTTTAGGCCCAACAAGAACAGGAACTGGCGGCGCCGATCCAATAAATTTAAATGGGTCTTATAAAGTACAAAGTTGTTACGAATGTTCTAATTTTGAAAGTCCTGATGCGGGATTTGAGCAGCCCAATACCTTTACAGACTTTGATATTAGAAACCGTCCTTTTTAAATTAAATCAAATGAAATCAAATGGAATCTATATTTATTCAAATTGCGAGTTATCGCGACCCAGAGCTAATACCAACAATTGATGATTTATTAGCTAACGCAAGTAGTCCAGAAGCATTAACTATATGCATTGCACATCAGCACAGTGAGGAAGATCAGTGGGATACTTTACAAAAGTATGCTGATGACGGAAGGTTTATTATTATTGACATACCCCATACTGAATCACTCGGAGCGTGTTGGGCAAGAAATCAAATACAGCAACACTACGACGGACAAAAATATACCCTTCAGTTAGACTCGCACCATAGATTTATAAAAGGTTGGGATACGGAGTGTATAAAAATGCTCAAAGATTTACAGAAAAAAGGCCATAAAAAACCTTTGCTTACAAGTTATATTTCTTCTTACAATCCTGAGAATGACCCCGAAGAAAGGCAACAAACCCCTTGGGGGATGTCTTTTGATAAATTTACTCCTGAAGGTGTAGTGTTTTTTTTACCTTATCACATGGATAATGATTACACTGAACCAATAAAAGCTCGGTTTTATTCAGCTCATTTTGCTTTTACGGTTGGTGATTTTTGCAAGGAAGTTCCTCATGATCCTATGTTATATTTTCATGGTGAAGAAATAACTATAGCAGTTAGAGCCTACACCCATGGGTATGATTTATTTCACCCCCATAAAATTATTGCATGGCATGAGTACACTAGAAAGGGAAGAACAAAACATTGGGATGACGACGTCACATGGGGAGAAAAAAATAATAGGGCGCATGATAGAACTAGAATGCTCTTAGGAATAGACGGATCAGTATGCTCTCCATGTAATAAAAAAAGTTTTGAAGGTTATAATATAGGGGAGATTAGATCTATTTCTGATTATGAGGTTTATGCGGGCTTAAGGTTTAGAGACAGAGCAATAACTGAATCGTGCGGTAAAAACCTACCGCCACCAGGCAATAATCAAAATGTGTTTTTACCTGTATTTAGATATCCATTGGCTGTAGATGTAAGTCAATTTCACAAAAATGATTATACGTTTTGCGCTTTAATTTGTGCAGATGAAAACCAACAAGAACTTTACAGAAAAGATTACTCTGACTGGAATACTTTGATAAAGCAAAAAGATCTTGTTTTACAGATAGAAGCTAACGTAAAAAAACCTCACTTACTTATACTTTGGGCACATTCCAAAAAAGATGGGTGGTCAGAAAAAATTGTTAAGAATCTATGATTTACAATATAAAAAATTACCACAACGGAGAAAACTACAATTTTAACCTTTACAATAATTGTTACATTAGTAATATTGTACGAGAAGGAAATATATATGAGGCGTTTTTACATAATGTTTTTGAAGAATATATTGATAAGCAAAGTGTTGTTGTGGAAGGAGGTTGTCACATAGGATTGCACAGCGTTAAACTTTCAAGGTTATGTAAAACCCTACATTGTTTTGAACCTTTACAATCATCTTTTAATTTACTTAATCAAAACCTTTCTTTAAATAATTGCACAAACACTTACTTGTCAAAAAAAGCGCTTTCAGATAAAAAGGAGATTGTTAAATTTAATTGGGTCGGTAATGGAAACCCAGGAGCAAGTGGTTTAGAAAAAAATCCTATGGGTAATATAAACTTAAATTCAACATCACAAACAGCACAATGCATTACTATAGATGAAATAGATTTAGATAAATTTGATTTTTTAAAACTAGATATTGAAGGTTATGAGCCTAAAGCATTAAAAGGAGGTTTACGGACAATTAAAAAATTTAAACCTATAATAGTTTTAGAATGTTGGGCGGATCATTATGGTAACTCAAACATAGATCATACTAAATTAACGTTTCAACATATTCTAGATTTAGGTTACAGTGTTAAACAAATAAGCCACAGTGATTATTTATTTGTTCCTATATGATACCAAGAATTATACATCAAACCTTTGAAACAGAATTGACTCCGCCAGGTATGTCTAATGCAAGAGAAAGTTGGCGTATTAATAATCAGAATTACATTTACAAGTTTTACAATGCTAATAAAAGAATAGAATTTATTAAAAAAAATTTTAATTCTGATGTTTTACAAGCTTATCACAACATCATACCAGGTGCTTTTAAAGCTGATTTATTTCGGTACTGTGTTCTATACATACAAGGCGGAGTTTATGCTGATGTTGACACTATATGTTTAAAGCCTTTATCTTATTACATAAATAAAACAGATGATTTAGTGGTAGTAAGAGATGATCCTATGGCAAAAAAATGGTTAGCTAATGGGTTTTTAGCTTGTAATCCTAACCACCCACTTTTATTATATGCTATACAAAAAGCCGTGCAAAACATACAAAGCCAAGAAAAAAAGTTTTATTTGGACTACACAGGCCCAGGGTTGCTAGGTAAATCTTTAAACCATGTTTTAAATAGAGATATAGAGACTGAATATGATTTAGGTATATTTAACATTAACAATTACCAACTAAAAATTCTAAAACATAATTTTAGTACAACTCAGTTTACGTTTGAAAGTATGCCCGTGATACATGTGGAATACCCTGAATATAGAAAGGAGATGGAGGCCATAAATAATAAACCTTTTTATTTCTATGTTCAGACAAATAATCTGTTTACAAGAAAACAAATTAATTTACTTAAACAAGAAATTCGACCTGCCGTTTCACACAACTTAACGATACACCCAACTAAAGATGGATACACTGGAGTAGCAAGATTAGACAACGACACATCTAGAACTGAGTTTATGAAAAAGTTGGGGGAGTCGAAAGAATTAATTGAGTACAAATTTGATTCTAGATTTAACGTTTTAAAAAAATCTACGCATAAGATTAAAAATATACAGGGCCATTTTAAATTTGAAGATTATCGAGCTTTTAATTATAAATCAAAACTTTATTATAGCGTTGCCTATTTAGATGAAAACTTTAACACATATATGGGTGTATTGGATAGTGAATATAATTTTATTGGTAGGATTGATATTGATAGAAAAAACAAAATGTCATTTGTAGAAAACAAAGAAGTAGATTGGGAAAAAAATTGGTTGTTTTTTGAAAACAAAAAAGATTTATATTTTATTTATTCTACTACTCCAAATCTAATTATATATAAATGTACTGACTTTAATCAATTAACATTTAAAGAAACCGTCAATACGTTAAATATATTTTCTTCGGGTTTGCCTCAAGATCAACTATATTTTACACAAAACATTACCACAGGCGGATCGACTAATCCCATATTTATAAAAGAATATAATTGTTTTGTTTATTTAATACACACTAAAATATATGCACAAAGAAAATATAATCATTATTTAGTAGGTTTAGATCTTGATTTAAAATTAACATTTTTAAACCCGATACCTTTTATAAGTGCAAATGTCGGATATAGTTTAATGTTTATAACTACTATGGTTAAAAACCAAAACGATATAGTTATAAGCGGTGGAGTTGAAGATAATCAAAATTTTGTTTGGCAAATCCCATTTTCACATTTAAAAATACCTAACAAATAAAATCGTATTTTTGTTGACATGGGTGTAGTACAATATTGTGGGCAAAGAATAGAAAATCCAGAAAACAATGGGGAGAGATATGTATCACCTGTTGGTACTTATACTGTAGGAAATAGAACTTCAATTAATATACCTATAGATTTAGTTTTTAGTGGTAATAATAGACCTTTTGTAAATGCTAAGTGGGATTCTGGAGGTCAATATAGCTCACAGTCAACAGGTCAAATAAGTGTAGCGGGAGTTTTACTAGATGCTAATGGTGTAGAGGCCATAAGATTTTATCCTGAAAGACCTTTTGGAGCTACCGCCACACAGTTTAATAATGACGTTACAGAATTTAGTTATACCACTGGAGCAACTTTACCCGCTGGTAATTATGACATCTTAACTTTTGAGATTGATGATCCTACCAATGATTCTTATGGAAGTGGGCAGATATGTATAAGAGGAGAAGAAGCGGCAGTTGTTACCCCAGTACCTCCTACGTTTGAGCCGACAAACCCCCCTACAGCTCGTCCAGCAACTCCTACACCCACGGCGGTAACTCCTGTACCAGCAACTCCTACACCTACCCCAGTCCCCGCCAATCCCGTACCTGTTCCTATTTTACCGTTGGGGCCACAGTACACTTTGACTTATAGTGAAAACTCAAAGGGTTGGCCATCCTTTTATTCTTACAATCCTGACTACATGATTGGGATGAATAATTTCTTTTACACTTTTAATGGTGGCAATTTATATAGACACAACACCAATGTTTTAAGGAACAACTTTTACGGAAGACAATACAACTCATCAGTTACAAGTGTAATAAATGAACTTCCCATCGTAACTAAACTATTTAAAACAATAAACTTACAATCGGACGAGCCTTGGACAGTAACATTAAAAACAGATATTCAAGGGGGCGGATTTATAAGCAACGAATGGTTTGAGTTAAAGGAGGGGTCATGGTATGCAGATATTAAAAACACAACACAAGCACCTACTATAATTTCAAATTTTGCATCTAGAGCCATTAATGGCATTGGGCGATCAAGCGGATTCAGTGGTTTACCATCAGCTAGGCAATTTGACTTCTTGTCAAGCCCAACAATTAATATTGGATCTATACTTAGCGTTGGAGACTTTTTGTATTTTAATAATGAAATAACCAATACTCCAGAATTAGCTGGTAGAGTAACGCTGATAAACATAGATTTAACACAAAACATAAATAATATTGTTATTGATGCTACTATTAATGGCGCCGAGGATCCTACAGTTGGAAACCCTTACGTTATAGGAGTAAAGAATAATACGGCTGAGTCTTATGGTCTTCTAGGACATTTCTGTAGATTTCAAATCGTAAACACGGGGCCTTCCCCAACAGAGCTCTTTGCCGTACAAGCTGAGATCATGAAAAGCTATCCATAAAAAATAGTATCTTTGTTAGTGTATGGAGTTTGATATACGAAAACTAAATTCCACTGACTATGACGAGGTATTAGTTGGTTGGTGGAAGGACTGGGGATGGGAGCCTCCAGCCAAAGACTTTCTGCCAGATGACGGCGAAGGAGGGTTCTTAGTATTAGACAAAGACATTCCTGTATGTGCAGGATTTATATATGTAACAAATTCAAAAGTAGCTTGGGTGGACTGGATTATATCAAATAAAAATTACGACAGCAAGAAGAAAAAGCATAGCGCTGTAATCCTATTAGTTGACACTTTAACTAATCTAGCTAAGAACTCAGGAAAAAAATATTCATATGCTCTTATAAAACATAAGGGCTTGATTAGAACATACGAGAGGCTTGGATATATTAAAGCAGACAATTACACACAAGAAATGATTAAAGTATTATAGTATGGCGGCATTTACAACAATAGCAGCAGGGATAGGATTAGCAACAAATATAGGAGCATCAATCGGTAGTTTTTCACAAGCTGCAAAGCAAAGAGAAAGACAAAAGCAAGCTGAGATAGATGCTCAAGAAGCAATGGACGCGGCCAAAGCTAAATTGGAAGTTAATTATATGGAGGGCAGATCAATCCAAAAAGAGGCGTACGAGCGAGCTAGAGAAGCTGGTTTATCTGGTTCGAAACAGATTTTACAAGCTGCTAGAGAGGGAGAGCAAAGAGGTGCGGCAGTTGGTGCTGGTAGGGCGGCAGTGTTTAATCAAGCAGCTCAAGCACAAGCTCGAACAGATATGGCCCAAGACCTTCAGAACTTTGAGACTGCAGCACTAGAAGAGGAGTCTCGACTACGCGATGCTAGGGCTAATTTAGACTTGGGTGAAGTTGCAGGACAACAACAGATTGCCGCTGACGCAAGAGCAGCGGAGCAAGCCGCTAATATGGCAGCCGTCGGCGGATTAGTAAATCTAGGTACACAGGCGATGAAGCTTCCTTCATTGTATGGCAGTGCCCAGCCACAAGCCGCACAAGGAACACCATTGCCTGGCGGTACTTTGCCAGATGTGGATACATCTATTCAAGGCATGGTCAATACTGTACAGCCTCAGTATAATAGAAGTTTTGGCGATCCGTTTCCTACTATATTTGATAGCAATTTTCAAACACCACAGATCGCATTTCCTGGATTAATAGACATACCAAGTATTTCAGCGGGAGGACAATTTTCAAAATATCAATAAATGGCACTAGGATACGGGTACGTTAAGGATGCAAAGCCAATGCAAATAAATTGGCAAGAGGTTGGTAAACAAATGACCGACAACATCCAAGCTGAAATAACAGATCGTCAAAACAGAAAAGACGATATTGATAAACAACTAACACAATATAACAAAGACCTCTTAGATCAACCACAGGGGACAAATGCCGAGGTTAACAGGTTTATGGGGGATTTCTCTGCAGACGCAGGAGAAGCCATGAGAAACGCCGAGAGGATGCTTAAAAGCGGTAATCTATCTGAGAGAGACTTCTATAAGTTTAGGGCTAATGCTAATCAAGGCACTGATTTAATGTTCGAAGCTGGCAAAAAATTTAACGAAGGGTATGACGAGTCTATGCGTAGGTTTGCGGATGGTGAAAGCCAGTCCAAAGAGAACTGGATGCGCCAACAGACCGAAGGGTTTTTAGCTTTTGCCGACAACGGAGCGTACATCAACCCATTGACGGGCGAGGTAAACGTTGCACGCAGGTACAAAGATGAGAACGGAGAGTGGCAAATATCAACTAAACCAGGGGAGTTTGCCAACGCCTCAGAGCTTGTTCAGCAAGCCTCAGCGAAGTATAATAAATATGATCTGGATGGTTCTATCAATAAAGCTATAAAGGGATTAGGCGCAACGCTAATTAAAGAGAGCAGCGGATTAAGTACTAAGCAGTTTTTTCAAGCTATACAAGACGGAACCCTAGGGGATAAAGAGCAAAAGCTTTTGGACCAAGCTAAATTAAATATGGTAGCGTCTTTCACAGCCAACCCTAACCACGTGTCTAGTATCCTTACTGAGAACATGGGATTTGCACCTAATGGTGAAGCTTATACTTTTACGTATGATGAGAATAAGGCGAAAATAAATGAGAATCTTATTCTTGTAAACCCTGACGGGACAAACAACTTCACAACTGTTAACGGGAAAAAACAACTGCAAGCTGCCGAAGCCTATGCATCTGCACAGTTTGAAGCAGGGCTAGGAGGATCAAGAGAAGAAGCTCAAGATTTAACTGCTGTACAAAAAGAAGAATTAAAACTTAAAAAACAAAGATTAGCACTAGACATTGACAAGCTAAACTTAGACAAAAAGAAATTTAGTAAAGAAGATCGAGACAAGGCGACAGACTTAAAAACAAAAGCTCAACTTATAAGCACCTTGTACTCTGGAACAATTGCTGATATTAACGCGACAGTAGATTACTACAGAGACTACGGGGGTAACACCAATGTTCTTGAGGTTAAAAGAAATGATACCGGAATTGTTGTGACCTTTGAAGACGAAAATGGAAACGCTCAAACAAGGTCCGTGAGTTTCTTTACGGCTGATAGCACTTCAGATACCAATGTCCCCAACCCTGACTTTGATCCAAGCCAACCCGAAAGTGAAACAAATCAAAAGTTTGTCAAAGGTAGACAATTGACTGAGGCCCAGTTTGTAAATGCAGCTTCACAGCTATTAATAGGTGAAGACGTGTCAACTGAAATAAAAAGCAGAGGAGATGATGGTGAATTATTATATAACCGAGCCCTGACATCGGTCGACAGTCCGATTACTGCCACCACAACGATTGAAGAGGGTGAAACATTAGCTCAATCCGAAACGTATAATGTTTCAGCTGATCAGTATTTTGATAAAATTATTGCTGATCCAGAAATTGATTTTGGTTTTAAACCGCCTTCGCCGTTATCTGGTAGAAAGTCATCGAACAAGCCCTTTACGGGACTTGGAGTTGGTCCCCTATTGCTTAATTCAGCTGATGAAGATTTAGCTACTGTTTTAGAATCTAGTTTTAAGGATATAGGATTAATTGCTACAGATACTGGTGGTTTAAATAATGAAGTAAATGTAAGAATACCTGGGGTTACTAATACAATTACAATAGACGCTAACAATTATACAGGTTCGGGACAATTAGAGGAAACACAAAAGCTTAGAGAATTTATAACTAACGCCCTTAAAACAAGACCTGACTTGCAAGAAAAACTTAATTTAAAAGCTGACGTAAAAAAGCGAGGCGGGCGGGGATCAAAATACAATAAAGTAGGAGGATAATGAACGAACAAGCTTTAAAAGACGCTTATGATTTATTTCGTGCCGAGGGGTATGAGGGATCTATAGAAGAGTTTATTAGTTTAATGCAAACCAATCCGGAAGCAGTAAATGATGCTTTTTCTATTTTTCAAGATGAGGGATATGAGGATAGTATTGACGACTTCCAAAACTTAATAGGCGTAAAAAAAAAAGACCCGGTCGCTATGGCTTCCGTATCGGAGGATGGTTCTTCGGTTTTACCAGAGTCTCCAGAGCAGCCCACTGAAAAAGATTACTTTGAAGGAACCTTTGGCGACATACTCCGAGGGTTTGATAACGTTACACAGACAGGATTAGGTGATTTTGTAGATGACATGGCGCGTAGTGTAGCGTCTGGTTATTATCAGGGCGTTGCTTCAGAAAATGCATCCGACCTTCTCCTTGCAGGGTCAATGGCTTCGGAAGAAGATATAGCTAGTTTTATAGAAGCAAATAAAAACACACAGATGTACGGCCCATCAGCTGAGATGCAAGAGTATCAAAAGGCTTACGAAGATGAGGGTAAAAGCTTTTGGGGCGTTGTAAAAGGCTTAAGTAAAAGTGGTCTAACTATATTGCCAGAGTTAATTGTAAGCTCTCTTACATCTATGGCAACAAACACGGACTCTCTTTTAGCTGGTGCAGCTACTATAGGTACAGGAGCAGCAGTCGGAGGAGGTCTTCCTGGTGCAGCCGCCGCCGTACCTTTTGCTTTTGGAGCGGCAAGCTCCGCTTTAGAGATGGGCGCTACATTCTCAGAATTGTTACAAGAAGAGCTTGATGGTAAAGATTTAACTTCTGAAAACGTTAGAGCTGTCTTAGAAGATCCTGAGGCTTTTAATAGTATAAGAAATAAGGCTATCACTAGGGGTATTGCTATTGGAACAATAGATGCGTTTACGGGTAAACTGGCGGGAGGCGTAGGCGCAAAACTTTTAACTAAAGGAGGTAAGAGTCTTTCTGCCGCTAGTAAATTAGACAAAATTAAATCCGTTGGCGCGGCTGGTTTAATAGAGGGGGCTGGCGGGTCAATTGGCGAAGCCACTGCTAGAGGGCTGATTGGTCAGGAGATGGACATATCTGAGATTGCTTTAGAGGGATTGGCTGAAACCCCAGGGGGGATAAAAGACATAGTCTCGGCTAGATTCAGCAAGCCTAAGTATAGGATAAACGGTCAGAGAGTAGACGTAGAAGAGATTGATAATGTAATTAATAACTTTACTTTAGAGCAAATACAAGCCACTAAAATAAAAATTGACAATGATTACTCCGGAAAATCTAAGGAGTTAAACGATAGAGTGATAAGGTTGTCTGTGGAGCGTGAGCTTTTACAAGCTAACCCAGATTTAAACAAGCCTACACTCGAAGCATTGACTGATCTTCAGTTAGAATTAAACGAGCTAGAAGGAAACAAAACAGAGCCAGCTAAAGAAAAAGCTTCTTTACTAAGGCAACAAATGAAAGACTTACAAGCCGCTCCCCTACAAGAAGAGGTAGAGGTAGAAGCGGGGCGTGCGCGATTTAGCATGCAAGATGACGTAGAGAAGGTATATCACGGTTCACCAAACAAAATAAAAGATGGTGTTTTAAAAAAAGGACAGTCAGGAGCTGTATTTTTAACTCCTTCATTAACTTACGCCAAACAATATGCTAGAGACACTGATAATATAGTGGAACTTGAGTTAACACAAGAAAAAATAAATAACCTTTTTGATTTAAGAAATCCAGAGCATATTGAAAGATTGAGGGAAGGATTTATAAATGAAAATGAAGATTTAGAAATTGTTTATGATTCAGAAGCAGATGCTATAAGAGATTATAATAACGCAATACGGTCTATGAAAAATGATTCTCAAGGGCGTGAGGGTATAAACGATTGGGCTTCAGGCTCCCAATTTATTGAGGCTATGGAAAATGCTGGATTCGAAGGAGCTGTATTTGCAGAAAGACCAGCTGGTTTTGCAGAGACTGATGTTGTAATTAGTTACGCTTTATTTGACAAAGAAATTAATATTGATGCTTCATCCAGACAAAGACGACAGCAAAAAGGAGATGCTATAATTCAGTCAACGGAAGAAGATGTAGACGCGATAGCTGAAGAGATGAACGCAATGGATCCTGAAGAAGTAAACTTTACTACTCCAGAAGGAGAGACTACCGTTACTGTCAACCCCTTAGAAGAAAGCACAACGCCTGAGACAATAACAGAGGAGGAACTTACAGAGCTTGGATATGAAACCACTAATGATCTAGTTAAGCCTATATCTTATTTCGATGGTATTCCTATGATTACAGCAATATCAGATATGCTTTCCACGGGTACAGTTAAAGACTCGAAAGGGAATGATATGAAGGTTAGCGGAGGATTACTGTTTAATGTTAAGGGAGACAATAAAAATGCTGCATGGGCGGGGGTTGCAAGAGACAAGTCACAAGGGCAGTATGATAACGCTGTTAGGACCTACCAAAATAACAAAGAACTATTTGATAGGCTATGGAAAGAGGGTAAGATACCAGATGGACACATACCTATGGCTATTATAAAAATGGGCAATGAAGCCGTTCATTCAAATGAAGCTTCATTTAGATTTTTCTCTGCTGAAATAAACTCTCAGTCAAAAGAAAATCAAACCGAGGCAATGAACGATGTTAAATCGATTTTTGAAAACAAACCAGAAAAACAACGTGCTGACGCTGATGCTGTTCTTTCATTTATAAATCAAAATAATATAACAACATTAGGTCAATTTTTTGAAGCTATAGTTAGTGATGCTAACCAGAGATCTAAAAGGAATAAAAATACATTATCTCTAAAAGAAAGAGCATTTATTTTTGACAATTTAATTTCACCAGAAAAAAAAGAAGGAGAGGTTAAGGCAAACAAGCCTTTTATTAAATCACTATACAAAGGAGGTGAGGTTAATCAAACTATGTTTACTGCAAATAATTTATATAACGCTATTGGAGAGAAGTCTATGCTTAAGGCTAATAAAGGTGATGTTGTTGCTGTAGTTGGTGTTGATGTAAAAAATGGAGGGGTTATAGATATTAATCATGAAAACTATGGGACGGGACCTAAGGGTAGACCCATTGCTTTAATAGAAAATCCTACAAACGGGATGGAGGTTTTCCCTACATGGAAAGCCAAGTCTAACAGAGTCTTTAAAAAGAATATTCGCGGTAAAAGGCCTGGAGATAAGGAAGTGGCAGCTCAGACCATGGGGACTGTTGCTAATGATGAAGCTTTTCAAGGAGATGTTGTCACTACCGAAATGAGTCCTCTCGATATTCTTATAGGTAAATTAAAATTTGCTTTCCCAAACGTTAGCGTTACTACAAATATAGAAGAGTTTAATAATATATTGTCACAGCCAGGAGTCCGTACCAAAGAGTCAAAGGGCAGAGTAATACTAGGACTAACAACTGACGGTAAAATTTATTTAAACCCGGAAGTACAATCTTTAGGCACCCCTATACATGAGTTTGGTCATATATGGTTAGATTTTTTAAGATCAAAAGATAGTGGAAGGAAAGGAGATAAGCTTCTTGCGAGAGGGTTAAAGCTTGTTGAAGGAACGCCAGAACTTACAAAAGCTATAGAAAAATATGGTGACACAAAACTTGCAAGGGAAGAAGCTCTAGTGGAATTATTAGCAACGAAAGGGGAGACCATAGCAAATGCTAGTCAAAGATCTAAGTTTAAGGAGTGGATGAACGCTATGTTTAAATACATAAAAGAAAAGTTTACCACAACGAAAGATTTAAAAATAAAAGATATTAATAAAATGACCTTAGATGATTTTATTAATACTGGTCTAGCAGATTTATTTAAAGGAACGGCTGTTTCTGCAACTTTTGATGCTAAAGCAGAATCAACAGGCTCCGCAGTAAGGATGAGAAAAGGAGAAAAATCTCAGGAGCAAAGAATAAGAGAGGGCCTTAAAAGAACTGACGATCAAGGAAAAGAAATCCCAAGGAAAACTCCAACTGTTAGTTCCGCTATTAAAACCTTTGAACGTTTATTTACAAACATAAAAGATCCCTCTAAGATTACCCTGACCCAAAGACAGGCAATAGCAACACAAATAAAACTTTTGAATCGAGGAGCTAGAACCGCTAAAGCCTCGTTTATTAAAGCTCAAAAGGTGTTGACTTCTCAAATAAAGGACATGAGACGTGGGGGCAAAATATCTGACGCTCAACTTACCGCCGTTCTTAATAGATTTTCTAAGGTTAATATGTTTAATCCTACCTCTATAGACCGATTTGTGGACTATATGGCTAAAGTGTTTGCTGATGCCGAGTATGCAGCAAAAATAAATTTTGCGAGTAAAGCCCGTAGGAATAAAGCAAAGAAAGCGGCGCAGTCTAAAATTGGTATGGCTGATTCAATAGTTCCTCAGTTGTTGGAGTTGTTTAGCGTTAATCCAACTTTAATACCCGATAGTGTATTAGATCAGTATATATCTTTAGTTGATTCGTTTAGCAAAGCCGAAGCGGTATTGTCTCTTCCCTCAATATCCGAGGTAAAAAGACAGGTTGAAAAGGTATTGAAGCAGTTAGATGAGGAGCAATCAATGGCGATTGATCTTGCTGACAGATTTGCAAATACAGATAGCAAGGTCTTTGACTCAGACAACAAGTTAGATTATGCAGCTACCCTTAAAAAAATGCTTGATAACGGTGAGATAAACGAGCGGGAGCTTGAGGTAATGCGTAAATATAAGTCACAGATATCCCCGCCCCAACTTAAAAAACCAAAAACCGAGGCTGAATTAGAAGCTGAAAGAGAATTACTTTTGGAGGGTATAGACGAATCAACTGATTTTTCTGTGTCTGAATTGGCATTACCATACGCTAGAGATTTAGCTAAACAGTTTAAAAAACTAATACAAACAGATGCAATTAATAAATTCGATAATGTTGAATTAAAGAATGTATTAAAACTAATAGACAATATTAATAATGGTTATGCGCCACATCTTATACAGAGATATAACGAAAAATTAGAATCAATCACCAAAGCCTCCGGCTTGGCCACATCGATTAATACTGCTAAACCGCTAACGTTTAGTGCAATGTATGCTAGGGTTAAGGCTTTAATAACGGGTAAAGACAGCATCCAAGAATTGGTACGACGTAATCCTTTATTTTATATTGACCAAGTCTTTGGAGATTTTAAAACCAAGAATATATTTAACGCTGTTTTTGGAGAGGCTTCTAAAGCTGTAACTAAATATAGATCGGAGTTTGACGTTATACAAGAAAAGATAAATGAGGCTGGAGCTAATGTCCTTAAATCTTTAGGTAGTGATCCTAACAAGTTTAGCAAGTCGAAGTATAAACAGATGGCTTATATGATACAAGAAGAGTATCTGAGTAACCCTGATAGCGAACAAGTTAATCCAGTTACTGAATTTTTAAAAGCCACTATAGAAAGAATTAACGAACAAAACACACGATATACAAAAGGCGATTCTGATATGCTTCAGGATATACTTGATACGTATACTAATGACCAAGGCGAGTTTGATAATCAAGCGTTATTTGATTCTTTTAATAAGGCTGAAAAACAATCTATTCAAACCGTAAGAGACATAAATGATAGTCTAGGGGAAAAGGCTGAGATTGCCGCCACACTAATCAGAGGTGAAAAATATAATCCTCTTGATAATTATGTACACCTTAACGTACTTCCTCCTGGTAATAAAAATTCCTTGGAGTCGTCACAGCTTAGTGTTATTAAGGCCTATAATACTAGCAGAAAACCATCCACCAAAGCAAAGACGTTGATTAAAAGGACTGGAGATGTGTCGCCTCTGAACTTTGACATTTACGCTTCAGCAATCCGAGGTAGCAAAAACACATTAATTGATTTCCATTTAACAGCTCCATTAAGGACTGCAAGGGGAACGCTGAACCAAACAAAAAAACTTTTAAAAGAACAAGGCAAATACACATTTGATAACGTCAGGGTGTTCAATGCAATAGAAAGTGGCTTTGAAGAGTCAACAGAGAATTTATTGGTTAACATGTTTGGCGAGTCATCAGCAGCCGATGCTGCTTTAAACTATTTACAAAAAACGGGATACCGATCTATATTGGCGGGAACTGGCAGATTTATTGCTGAATACGTATCCAATGTTAGCTTTGCAATGATTGTAGATCCAAAAGGATTTATAGCCGGATCAAAGATGGGATGGTTGAGTTCTCCTAAAGGGGCACAAGTTTTAAATAACTTAAGCAGTAAACAGACAACTCGAATATATGCCGATGGCCTGACAGGTAGATTTATAGACAAGTCTATACTTGATCAAGCTGCGGGTGTTCGAGGCGGTGCTGCTGTTGCGCCCGTACAGAACGAAATCCTTAAAATGTGGAATAAAACAGGTCAGCGCTGGAAGAATGGCGTTGAGGCTGCTGCAGATTTTTTGATTTCTACTCCTGATAAAGCCGTCATGCGTCCATTGTGGTTTGGAGCTTTTGAAAATGAATTTAAAAGAATTACCGGTAAGTCCCCTGACTTTGACAAAATCGCAGATAATGATTCAACTTATATACAGGCTAACCAATCCGCTTTAGATGAAGCTACAAATTTAGCTGATAAGAAATCAGTAATGGCGGGCGCTACAGACAATGCTTTTATGGGTATCTTAAAGGGTACGGCTAAACCAAATCAAAGCGCACGGCTTAGAGCTTTTAATGCATTTAATAACTTTATGACTCGGTTCCTTATATTTGAATATATAACGGCACGTACAGGTGTTGCCAATCTAATAGGCAAAGGCGAGCTCAGCAAAAAACAAGGCGGTAGATTGATCGGCGCAGTTATAAGCCGAATGATGTTGTATACCATACTAGGGCAGCTTTTAGCTGAGGGAATGACATCTTTGATAAACGATGATGACGACGATGAATTGCCAGGAGAGGGGATGAAGTCTCCAGAAAAAATGTTGGGTCAAGCCTTTGCATCTACCTTCACCTCTCTTCTTTTAGGTAGGGATTTTGGAAATGCAACTAAATTAATTATTAATAGAGGTGTAGAAGAATTTAATGAAGCGCAACTTGAGTTCTTAAGGGATGGTGAGTACGATGCCTTTAAGGACGCTTTACAGTATACACCTCTTCCTAAAACTGCGTCTGGCAGGGGTAATGACTTAGGAGATTTTTTAAAAGGAATGGGCGCTGCATACGGACCCGTTATTGGTGCAGGTTCATTATTAATAAAAAAGTTAACAGAAGACAAAAAGAAAACACCTGAAGCGATTGAACGACAAGACATGGAGAGGTTTATAAGGTTGCCCCTGGAGCTTCTTGGTAACCTAGGATTCATACCTCTTTACAAAGACGTTCGAAAGATTACATTAGATCGTATTTATGGAGATCTTTCTAGAGCCAAGAGAGAGCTTAAGGACAAACAGAAAGCCAAAAAAGAAATGTTGCAAGGCTACGACAGTGAGTCGGACATGAAGAGGTACGACAGAGAGTTGTGGAATGCAACCTTTGGTCCTAACTCTCCAGGCTATGATGAAAAACAGGCGCTTAAAGAAATTGAAAGAGCGCAACGACAAATAAAACAACAACAAAAGGATGAGATGTATAATTATACACCTCCACAGAAAAGAAAAAAGGTAAAACAAAAATCACGTTTTAATAAGAAAAAGTCATCGCGATTTAATAAGAAAAAGTCATCGCGATTTAATAATTAATATGCCATTTAAAAGTCAAGCGCAACGCGCGTACATGTACAAGAACCTGCCGGAGATAGCAGCGCGGTGGGAGGAGGAGACAGTGTCAGGGTCTCTGCCAAAAAGAATACATCCAAAAAAGAAAAGGCCATCATTAATTTCACAAAGGAGGCGAAGACGCTTGCCTAAAAGATAAGCAAGAACAGCAGGTACATCACTATAAGAGTGATGCAGATAGCACCAACAAAATCAAAATCAGGTTTATACTTCATCAGTTACAGACTCCCCAACATTACGAAGTTTTTTAGTTAAATTATTTACCTCACCTCTAAGTGTGGTATAGTCCTTATCTATTAAGTGTTCGTATATGTTGTTTAGTGAAGTGTGAAGCTCGCCCATGACAAAATTTATGTTCTGTATTCGTCTATTTTCAATCGGAGTTAAGTCATTCATGCTCACTAAATTATAAAAAATATATTTATCCTCTGTATATTTCACATATAAATCCTAGATCCTCTAGTTCCTTGAGCCTATACTCTTGAAGTTTTGATACCCTTCCTTTTTTTGTTTTGCACTCCACAAATAAGGGAGGCCTACCCATATGAAGTGCTACTAGATCAGGTATTCCATTTTTATTAGTCTTGATTAGCTTTAGGACGTAGTACCCCTGAGCTTCTAGTTGCTTAATCTTTTTTGACTGTATCTGCTGTTCCGTCATCCCATAATTGATTATCAGTTAAATATTTTGGACACATTAATGGATAAATAAATTTATATACTCCAGAATATTTGCCCACAAACTCGTATTTTTCTATGTATCCGTAGTCTTTCATAAGCTAAGTAAATCTTTTTTGAAATGATTAAGTGTGTAATCTTTCTTGCCGATTACAGCTTTATATATCTGATCTTCAATCCCGCCTTTGGCGAATATCCAGTAGACATTGTTGTTAAGCCTATCTTTGGTGGTCATGCGATCACGTGACTGCCAATAGCTTGTTGCACTAAAATCAATATTGTAGTATACCAAACAGTCAGCTTGTCTCAGACTTATCCCTTCCCTGCCGCTTACAATCTGCAGGGCTATACTTTTATTTCCATTTACAAAGTCATCTAACTCGGTAGTAATGCTATCTTGGAATACCTTCTTCAACGCTAGGAGCTCCTGTTTAAACTTATAAAATATTCCGATCTTTTTATTCTTAAAACTTTTATGGATAAACTTAGCCTTACTTAGGTCTAGTATCTGTGATGATCCACTCTCAAACTTTACAGTGCCTGAGTATATTTGGTGTAGTTTCATCATTAGTTTTACTGGAGTATCTGCCAAGATCACCTCATCTTTACCCTGAACGACAAGGTCACTCTTGAGTTTATTAGCTAGGTTATATGTAAATGGATTCATCTTAACGTGCATTACCTTCTCAGTAGTCTGCACTTTGAACCCAGCCTCTTTCTGACTATAAGACAAAAAGAAAGGTTGCATGGCATCCATAATACTTTTCTGACCCTTGGAGTAGTCACGGATACTAAGGCCGTTAATCATCCTCTGAGTTACATTAACGTGGTCATCACAAAAACGATAGAAGCTTTTATACCTTCTAAAGGGATTGCTAGGTATACCATAGACCTGGTGATACATCTGACTGTATGATTCAGGGGTAGGTGTGCCAGATAAAAGAATAACCTTGGCATCGCTGTTCCATATGTGGTATTTAACATCCTTCGCGCGTTTGCTAGGCTTAGGAAATGCACCAATGCAATGAGCCTCATCTACAATTACTATATCGTATGTTCCTACGCCAGTCGTTTGCAGTTTATGTAGGCTTTCATAATTAATTATTGTTATATCAAAGTCAGGCACCAAGGTGTCGTAATCTTGTTGGATGGAGGAGATGGCTTTCTTTTTGGTAATAAACAACACGTTTTTCGCAGCTGTATTTGCACATATACCTAGACTAGTAAAGGTTTTCCCTGTTCTCACTTCCATTGCTAAGTATACAAACCCATATTTTTTAAGTATATATGTGCCTTTTTGTATTATTTTAATTTGATAATCTCTAAACTTCATATCAGCTTTGTTTGAATTTGCGCTTCGCTCCTTGGTTTCAGTCTAATCCATTTACCAGTCATATCTCTACCTACCTCAGCTTCTATTCCTTGTGTATATTTTGAATAAGATAACATCCAATTTTTAAATTTAAAATGAGATACAGAAAACTTGGATCCGCGAGCATAGTCAGGATATGAATTAGTAAAATCATAATAGATTTCATTTAAATGTATTTTTTTGTTTACCACTAACAACGGATTTGGTTGACTAGTATCGGTTAATCCACACCACTCGCAGAAATCCCCGTTGGTTTGCATTATCAATCTCTTCATTTCACCGTTTACAGACTCACTTAATATCAATCCTTCTTTTAAATAGAGCTGTAGATTTTTAATCATATAGTTATCAAACTTGCACCAGTCCTTATCGTCCCACTCTTCACCAAATATAAACCTACCAAAGTCATCCATTGGAGTGTGCTTATCATTGTAATGAGATGCTAGTTCAAGCTCCCACCTTCGTCTTGCAAATGATGTGCCTGCACCCTTAATTGTATAATTAGTAGTGATCACCACTTTAGGAGATTTTGAGAATGGTATTTTAATTGCGTCCTTGTTTTTCTTTTCTAGGGTCAACCCTTCGGTAACTACACTAAACAACCTCTCGAAATCAAAATATTTTTTTACATCGTCAAAGACAAGCACTTGGGTGTCAGCTGATACTAACTGATAAGGAAAAGACTTTTCAAATGTAAAAGATTTACCATCAATCATTACTACCTTCTTCATATGACCCACAGCTTGAAGCCATATACCTTTACCAGTCCCTCCGTTGGCCGTATCAGAAATATTCTCATCGTTTAGAATAACCGCGGGGCAATAGGACATATTTTTATGAGCGTGCATTAAATATCCAAGAGTTGACTCAAGCGTTACAATGCGATTATCATCTTTGTTTGCTATTTGTTTTACAAATAGTTTAAAATCATTATCAGATTGGTCACATGATTCATAAACCCTATTTATCACATGGTCTTTCCAGACATAACCATCTAACTCTAAATAGTCAATGGCCTCAATAGAATCCTTGGTGATTTTAACTGCACAATTTTCATAGTATAGATAAGAAGTGTCTAAGGTGTCTTCAATAAAGTATATGTCAATAGTACTAAGTAAGGTCAAAAAATCTTCTTTAAATAGCCTAGTCTGTTCGGCAAAGTAATTATATATAGCCATATCTTCAAGGTCATGCAGATGATTGAGAATAAAATCTTTAATATCTTTTTCAGTGGTATGGTCAATCAGGTTGTTTGTTACCTTGACAAAAACATAACTCTTTTGTCCTTCTGGGCAGAATTTAAAATATCCATTTGATTCTAAAAATCTTTTAAATATTAGCGGTATAGCTTTAACAATTCCTTTTTTACTGAGAGTCCAAAACTTCACAGAATTATTTTCTTCTGCTACTTGGATAACGGAGTCTATGACATCTGACGCCAAACTTGACTCCTCTAAGTGTTGGCGAATTACTTTTTTTGATTCTCCTCTTCTTAATCTCTGTTGTATATCATCCAACTTATCTTCATCCTCATAGTATTTAGTGTTGAAGTTTTTGGTGTTTGCATAGGCTGATGTTATTGTCTTAGATATTTCAGTAGCATTAAAGTCACGGCTTTGATACTGAGTAATAACTAGCGTTGCCGTTGTAGATGAGATACCAAAGTCATTAAATGCCATCGCAAGTATAAATGCATTCTGATTGCGCTGACCCTCAGACATGGGATATTTTTTCTGCCACCACTTTACTAGGATATCAACTATCTTATTTTCATCGGTAATAGGGATTGTGTTGATGCCACTCGTTGAGTTAACTTCTTTATATTGTTTGTCCTCAAACACCTCCCAGAGTAATGAGTTAACATTAATTTCAATCAATGGATCGTAAGACTCATAACAAACCCTGCTTAAGTTTTTTGATGTCTTATCAAAATAATTAGATTTAAAATGTTTTTCTAATGCAATAAAGTATCCTGTATGGTTCTCAGGAATAGCAGGTATCTTTACTAAAACCTTCAGCCCTTTACCTGATGGTGAAATAAATACTGAGTATACATATTTGTTCTTTGCAAATTTAGTTTTGTCTGATAGTAACTCTTGCTTTTTTAAGTAGCCATCAAAGTCCAAACAGATCAGGCCACTATGTTCAAGTAGCGACACGTCCGACCTCTTGTTAAACTTTCCACTAAAACATATTGATGGGAGTTGTTTTTTTAGCTCATTGCGTTTTGCCTTATTATTCTCAGAACGAATAGATTTTATTAAATCTTTTGACGCTCCTTCTTTGATTCTTTTTAATATAACGTCAACATCTCGGAAGAATGGAGAGGTCGTTGAGTTAATATCTTTAAAAATAGTGACGATTTTTGACATTGTGATGTTGGTTTTATGTTGGTTTTAGATTGCTTACCCTTTGACTACATTGCAAAGTGTTGAAAATGTTGGTTTTAAATATGATTCTGTATTTGAAAAAAGTAAATATAAATAAATATATATATATATAAGTATAGAAAAATAAAATTAACATTTGACACAAAAAAAAGGGGGAGCATAACTCCCCCTAGTTTAGTTGGGGTTACCTAAAATGGTAAATCAGGGTCAGCCTTCTCCACTTTGGGAGCTGGTGCAGGGGCAGGTGCATTGTCCTCTAGTGGCTTTACATAGGGTTCTTTTATGTTAAGAGATAACTTCTCGGCACCTGCTTGAGTTTTACCTTTCCAAGCCGAGATTTCCACTTCCTTACCATCCATTGTGGTTCCAGTTCCTCTGTAGTCAGGTTGGTTGCTTCCATTCTTTTTGTTGGTATTAACAAATAAACTTCCTTTCCCGTTAGGGTGTACATACTTTTCACTCATAGTTTAAAATTTAAGATTATATATTACGTTTCTTATGTCTTCTTTCTTGTCTTTGCCATGATAGTGTTCATAGATTTGAACTGCAGATTCTACCTTCTTTTTCCCCTCTAGCGCACTTTCCTCACTAACTGGGCAGACATAAATCTCATGGTAGATTTCTCCATTGTCACCATACTCTCTTGGGTTTTTGTCTATAGCTATAAACCACATCGGCTTATCAAATAACGTTTGATAGATATAGGCTTGGGTGTCATAGAAATACTTGTTCTTTCCTAGCCACACAAATTCCTGGTCGTTCTTTGCCGTTGTAGTTTTTAGGTCTATAATAATTCCTTGAGAGATGATGTCAGCCTTGGCTTTGAACGGATGACCAAATATCTCACCCACTATTGGAACCTCATACTCAGCATCCTTGTCTGTTATAAGATCAGCCACTTGTTGCTTGGCTCCCTTATAGCCCTTAACGTTTAAGAGTTCGTCTCGGAGTTGCTCCATCAACACTGCCTCATGCTCTAACAACGCGCCAGATATGTTGCTCTCTTCAATAAATCTATTGTACTTTACCCCCCTTGTCTTGGTGTCACTAAAGATTGGAAAATCTTTTGCCTTGTTTGGCTCAAGAATCAACTGGTGGAAGTACCTGCCCTTTATAAAGTTCTCGTTGTCATCCTCAACCTTGCCAAACTGCTTGAATGTTTTTGGCTGGAGGTCTTGGATGTTTGAGTTGGAAAGCCATTGCCTTCCAAACTCTCCGTAATAATCCTCGTCATTACGGAGTCTGTCTATTATTTGCTTATCACTAAGCTTCTTTTTGCTCATTCGTTTTTTGTTTATATTCTTCAATTGTTAAATCATCATACGTTAATCTCAGCCAAGCTTCGATATCTTTCCACTCTTTATTAGCTTTTAGTAATCTTTGGATGGTAGGAATGTCATCTATGGGATCGCCAGTTGGAGGAGACCCTTTCTTCTTTTTAGGTATATCCAATTTATTTACTGCCACAGGTTTTACTTCTTCACCATATGCATCAAGGTCTTTATCACTTACAATACCCAGTTGTGATGCCAATGAATATCTTTTTAAATAACTAATCCCCGATCCAAAAGATTGGTAAAGATTTTGACCCTTCATCTCCACTAAAGGAATATCTACCGAACCTGAGTCACTCTCCCCAGATTCAGCATGGAATATTGTAGTAGTCAAACACGCTTGTCCAGTATCCTTATTGGATCCTAACTTTTGCGTGAACCCCAGTCCATGCTTTTTCATCAATGGATTAATTGTGTGAATAATTTTTGGTAGGTCAATGTATTTATAATTGAACCCATCGCTTTCTTTTAATAAGACAGGACATTCCTGTTGGAATCCTGCCAAGGCTTTGTAATAGTTTTTCATAGTTAGGATATTCTATTTTTACCAGTTAATCTTCTATTGTAAGTGTCGACAAGTCCGTTGCGAGTATCTGTTACATTTGGATATACGCTAACCTTATACCTTTGCAATGAACCGATCATTCTATTTAATTGAAAGTTGTCATTGTTCATAACGATTCCAATTAGAGGTAAAATAAACCTCCTTGTAAAGCCATACATCGGAACATAAGGTTCTATCGCCACTACAATCTCCGTTAATCTTTTACCTTTTTCTATGTCTATTTTATACTCCCCATTTCTCATTCGAGTTGGCTTATACGCACCTTTACCATACATCTCTACTAAAGTGTTAGTGCCAATTCTTGTGTCGTTCTCTTCAAGTAATTGAACAAGCCTTATATAGTCAGCATTACCCTTGGAGGCGTAGTGATATATATAGTCTGTCAGCGACCATCCCTTTCTCACAACATTGGTAGTAATAACAGAATCCTCGTCTGTTCCTGGTTTAACTATAGCCTCGATGTCTAAGCCTAACTCTTGCAGTGCGACAAACCTATTCTGTCCATCAACAATTTGATAATTCTCGTTGACAATTATCTCTTGCAGTAAACCATGCTCTTGAATGGACTCTTTAAGGTTGTTGACATGGGACTTGTTAACTTCACGATTGCTATGAAAAAATGAAAATAGATCATAGTTCTTGGTTCTAATAAATTTTGGATTACTCATAATAGTTGGTTTAATTTTTGTGTTAATTTAAAATACTTTTTAAGAATCCCTGTGCGTCTTTCTTTTAATGCAGTCAGGGTCTTCTTGTTGTTTAAAATCTCAGGTATTCTTTTCTCTATTAGATCCAATCGATTCCTATACGACTGGAGTACTAAAGTGTAAACACCTTTTCGCCATCCCCCCTCAAATAATAAATACTCTTGGGCAGTAAGCTCTTCGTAATATTCCTTGCCTCGTGGGTTGAATATTTTAATCTCGCTTGTCTCATTGTAACACATGATCTGAACACCATGCATCATCCGAGACTCATAACCCCTTCCATCTAAGTTGACAGAACTTGGGTCGTTCTTTGCTTGATCAAATATCTCCATAAGATTAGGCATCTACGATAGATAATTTCTGTAAGATAACTGTGTAGTCAGGATCATTGGCTATCTCTTTTTCAAAGGTAGACAACGCTTGAGGTACAGTATTAGAATAGCATACATAACCATTCTCTTCCATGTACGTTTCAATTGCCTTGGTTGATAGGCCTCGATCCTTGCACAATTTGTACAAAAATTTTCTTGCATCAGAACCATCTCTCTTACGATTATTAGCAAAGAGCTGTTCCTTAGTAAACCCAGTATGCTTGAGAATGTTCTCCACAAACTGGTCAAAAATGTACTGCTTCATTTGAATAGATTTTTAAATAAAGGGTTAATGTTGAGGTCTGTGCTGATTGCACGACCTAAAGAGATCAAGTCATCAGAGGTAGCGATAGGCTTTAGCTTTCGCTCTCGTTCTGCTTTCTTGATAAACTCTTGGAATTGATACTCGTCATCAGCGAACGCATCAATGCATGGGTTGTTGGTTAAACGCATTTGATTAAGATTAAATTAAATTTTCATAAAGATAATATATTTTATTGATATAAGTTTAATAAAAGATGGGAAAATTGGGTGCAGTTGGGAAAAAACCCATGTTTTGTCTACCCGTTCCCCTAATGGGAACTTTTGTCCCCTAATGGGAACTTTTGTCCCCTAATGGGAAAGTAATTTTTTTTACCTTTGCCACATGGCAGAAGCTTTCCTAAAAAATAACCTATCAATCGTGCTATCTTTTTTGGTTGCAGTCTTTACTGCTGGTGGTATATTCGCTGAGTTTACTGCCATCAAGAATGAACTTACTATGGTGCATGAACGTCTTGACAAAAAAATTGTTGTTATAAATAAACTTGAAGATCGGATCCTTGATATTGAAAAACAATTGGAATACGAGCGAGGTTTTATTGACGCTACTAAATAAAAAAAGGAGAGACATCCCTGCCTCTCCTCTTACTAACAAACAACAAAAAAACTATTTCCTTGTGAACAGATACTCCTGCTGGAGTTGGTTCTTGGCTAACTGCAATTCTTGGGTTAGCCTTTTTATTTCTTTTCTTAGAACAACGTTGCTCTGTTTTATAAAGTCAACGTTCATTGGATCGTTTACTACGGGGTCTATTACTTTAATCATATTTAAGTTGGTTTTTAATTTTAAGTTGTTGTAGACTAAGATAAATAATTTGTCTGACTTTTTGATCATTGATCACATAGTCTTTTCTTGCCAATGCTTTTTTATTTGCCCTTGCCAACTGCAATCTTAATTGCCTACATTTTTGGTCGTTCTTTATTAATTGATCCCATAGCTTATCGTGTCTGCTTTTTCTGAGTTTTCGTTGCTTAAGTCTTAGCTTTACAAATCTTATTATGTTTACAAATATTTTTTTCATAGGTCTTTATTTACTTGGTTAATTATAAATTCATACAAGTCATGACTGTTGACGTGTTCAATACTTAGCATCTCATTCGTGCCATTCTCTCGAAGAAATACAGTCTGTATACCTTTATCGTTTACTGTCGCCTCTACAAAAATATATAGGTTTACTCCTGCTCTTCGCCTATACTTCGTATGTACTACGAATGCGACATGGGTGATGTTGCCATACCCTTGTCGCTTTCCAAAGTTCTGCGTTATTCTCATATTAAAATCTATAATAAACTGTTAGTTCTTCATGCTTGATTTTCCGTACTGTGTACAGAAGCCTTGTGTCGTCATTTTGTAAGATGAAACAGTTAGGTGTATCGCTATGGTTAATAAACCCTCCCAGAGGAGTTCTAATAACCCCATACTGATCGTTTAATACATGGGTAATACCTAAGCATACCCCTGCACCAATTTCATCGGTACAAAACAAACCTAACCCCTCGATATCACTTTGCTTTATTGTCAAGTGATCAGGCAGAGGTCGGTAGTTGTTCTTTTTAATCATATGGTTAATTTGTTTTATGTTTGTTCATAATCAGTAAAAAGCCTTCTCGAAGAACTTTGTCCATTTTACAATTCTCTTCATAGTGTACCACTTTAATTTTTTGTATCCTACATCGACTTTCTAAATCTTTTAAATATTCCTCTAAATGCACCATGCTATCCTTTAAAGTTCTGCTTCTAAATAACAAACGTTTTCTTTAGGGTTATCGTCAAAGTAGTCCTTAACTTGTTTCCCTAAACGATAGTCAGCGTACTCAGATAAATCTTCTTTTGTAACATTGTACTGTTTCTGAATCTCATCATTGTAACCATTGTTTTCTTCAAACATTTTACTGACCCTTTCAATTGACCCCTTATCAATTGAATCCAGCTCCTTGACTATATCATCATAACTATTTCTACTGATCTCATAATCAATATAGCCTCTTTCCACTTCTTCTGCACCAAATCTTGTGTGTGCATCGCTTGACTGTACTGCAAACATAAACTTTCCGTTTACATCGCCATTGTAATATCTTCCCATTTTAATGTTGGTTAAATTATTGAGCATTATTACTCGTGGATAGGGAGGAATCGAACCTCCCAACGCACCATGCTATCCTTTCATTTTATTTTATTTTTAGTTTGTTAAATCTTGTACGAATAGTTTATCACATTTACATAAAACTATTCTTTGCATACAGTTACCAATTTTTTGCATCTCTCTTGTAGTGCTTTTATACTCTGTCGTGTTACATTCTTTACAACATTTCTTATATTCTTTTATTCCATTTAATTCGTGATGGATAACAATACTTGATGTGTTTCTGACTGCTTCACGCCACATTTTGTGTACATTCATTTTATTTAAAGTTTATAAATTGTTGGTGTATGTACTCTTCAGGATCAGGAGATAGAATATGTACTTCCGAATCGATATCGCCATCCTCGATGACTTTGGTCATTAGGCTTACATCATATCCCGTTGAGTCCATGATCGCTATCTCTTTGTTCTTGTTGTCATTGGTATACTCCCATACCATATAGCTATCCCCGTTAAAGGAAATAGCTTTTTCTATGACTTTTGTGTTAACTATTATTTTCATTTGTACTTTATTATTTTGATTAAATTGTTTATCCTTCGCTTGGATAAAGGTCGTGCATATTCCAATAAAATTTTATCCATTTTTTCGTTCGATATATTACAGTAGTTCGTTGTTTTAAGGGTTGAACGATCCCATAATTTAATGGTCTTTTGTTTTGGATTTATTTTTATTTTAAAAAATGCTGACACTGTGTTGTGAGTTATCATATTATATAATATTTTAGGTTTTTACGTTCTCGTTTGAATGAATCCTCTGCTTGACTTAAATATCCAAATTCATTTTCAATAAGGAAATTTCTATCTTCAATGTCTTCAAAATCATAGCCTTTAACAAAGATGTCATCTTCAGCCATACAATCTTTAAGGTCTCCATCATCAGTGCGTATAAATACCATTGCTTCAGCCCCAATAATATCATTGTTTTTATTTAGTAATTGGTGTACTTCTAATGTATAAATCATAATTATAGTTTTTATTGTTTATAGTAAATCATCTAAACGATCTAACAGATCATCAAGTTCAGGAATATCGGCAGAAACATCACCATTGTGATAAAGTTCTTCATCAGACCCCTCCTCCGTTATTAACCTATCGCACCATCCATTAGAATCACAAGTTCCATGAACAGATACTTCTACTTCTTTATTGTCATCCACTTGAGTGATTGCATGATAACCAACAGTTACTAATTCATCTCTCCATTCTGTGTCTTTAATAATTCTCATTTTATTCTACTTTTAAATTAAACGTTTTTAGGTAATTGCCATTAAGAATGTTTTCCCCATTTTTAATAGCATCATCGATTATCTTTTGATATTCGGATGTGACCTCATCTACTCCCCACTTCTCAAATGTTTTGGGAATGCTTGTCTTGAATCCTCTTATCTCATAACTATGTGGTATACCAATCAATACACCTTTCTTCTCATCCTTTTTCATGTATCCCATCGTCTTCAATTCATCCATTAATAATTCAAGATTTGTAGTCCATCCATACTCCTTATCATAAAGAGAATCCTTATTAATAGAATTGTAAATATCCTCGATACTTTGATTGTCGTAATTAGTGATCTTTAACTCACCACCATAGGAATCATCCCAACAATTACAAATCTTCTTGCCATCAAAGTAGATGTCCCATTCATAAGAGGGTGCATCATGACCCCTCATCTCTTTTAAGTTTTTAGCTGATGCTCGTTTTAAAAATTCTTTTTTTAACATAATATTATTTTTGTTGATTATGACCATTCTTTCGGATATTGAATCCTCATTAGATATTTTGAATTAGCTTACTTTCATTGTAGAAACAATCATCAGCATAATAACGTTCATCATGGACTGACTTACTTTCTACTAATCCAAACGATGCAATTGCTTCGACATTCTCAGGTATTTTATATTCATCTATGCACTCACCATCTTCCAACAGTATAACACTATATCCTACTATACTTTCAAGGTCGTTATATAATGTTTCTCTCACTACTTCATACTGAGCATTACCTTGATCTTTAAAACCATCTTCAAGATAGGTTTTGAGTTTGTTTTCTGTTATTGTTTTCATTTTATTGTTGGTTTAAAAAAACTACTGAAATGATTTACTATCTCGAATGTAGTCTCAATGTTATTTAAATCATCCTTTAGAATCTCTTCTATACTATCATTGGTATATCGCATTACCTTTGTGGTGTAAAAGTCCTCAATCGCATCCTCTGATGGATTGGTAGCCATAAACTCTCTGACCATACTTGGCAAATCTTTCTTCCAATTCGCCAATTCCCTTTGCTCTCGTTTTTGAAGAGAGCCATGTAAAATTTTGTGTGACATAATTTGTTGGTGTTAGTTAGTGACAATATTGTCGATGCGAGAGAGGGAATCGAACCCTCTCATGATCCAATCTCGCTAGTGATTACTTACCTTGGATGTAAGCTACAATCTTCGTAGCTTGTTGCATCGCATATAGGCATTCTTTTGGCTTATCCTCTAAAGCCTTACACCATCCTTTGATATAGGCAATGCTATTCTCCTTATCATCTTTTGGATCAAGTCCCAATAACCCTGAGATGTACATCGCTGATATCTCTGCAACCAATTCCTCCTTAGCATAGGTGTTATCACCCCAAAAGGATATCTCAGTTAGGCTTTTACGATCCATTCGATCTTTGTGACCGGTTGAATGGGCTAACTCATGAAACAGTACCTTATAGTAGGAATCAGAGTCAACAAACTTATTTAGCTTAGGCATATTCACTGTATCGGTTTCAACATTGTAAAATGCCCTATCTCCAAACAGATGACATACTACCAATTTACCATCTCGATCTACATAGCTTTTGCTCAGTTGATCAGCTATCTCAATTGGCTTATTGTCAGCAGGAACATCAGCATCCAATACATGAGGAACAATGCCATTGCATTGATCAACATTGTATACTTGCCAATATCGGATTGAAAATGTTTTACGATATCTTAATTGCCTTTTGCCATTGATTACAATCTTTTCACTTTGATTGATTTTTTTAACGTTTTTTGATGCTACATAACATTCTTTCTTAGCATCATAAAATCCTATCGTCCATCTGTAAACATCAGCAGTATTACCCTTTTCACCTGATTTGATTGAACCACCTAATTCTCTACAATGATTTTCAGTTAACCATTGGTTATGCTCATAACCCTCAGCCATCATAACTGCATTGAGCATAAATACATTGAATCCTTTGTAGTAGTATTTTTTGTTGTAACTCATAGGTTGATTCACATCTCCTGATTTCCATGGCATGAACCATTTCATCCCATCTCGCTTTAGTCCCTCTAAAACGGCATCATTAACTTTCTGAAAAATTTTGTCTTGGTTTGACATATTTGTTGGTGTTTGTTGTTTGACATTATTGTCGATGCCTATCGGGGAATCGAACCCCGATACATCCAATTAGGCAGTTGATTATTGATAGTAAGCTATCATATCATAGGTAGATGAATAAACCTTTTCACTCCCATTTAAACTTGGGATTCTCTCTACTTTTGCTATTTCTGTTATCTTCTCTCTAAATTTATCATGAAGTAATTTGTTTGGATTTTCTTGACCTACTATTGCTGATATTAAATTTGTCTCTAAATCATATCCATTGTAATAGGTAGATGTTTCGTCTGTGATTAGGTTTATTACTGTTGAAATTTTTTTCATAATTATTGTTTTTTTCTGTTGTTATATTCATTAGTTAATACCTGAAGAAATAAGAGATTTTCCTCTGTTAAATCATACTTGATTCTAAGGAGGATTTTTCTTTCGATCTCTTCCATAGTCATATTGTCTACTATCCTTTGGAAAATTTTTTGGTTAAACTCTTGTCTTTCTGTTGTTGAAATTTCCATTGTTATTGTTTTTTGATTAATTTATTAAATGCTCTTTTGATGATCGATAGATCGTATTTTAGTTGATCGAATTGCCATTCGTTATTGACATTGTATCTCTTGTCGAATCCATATGCATGATACCCTTTGTCTTCATGGATGTAAACGAATTGGTTTTTTACTTCAATTGGCTTAGTTAAGATCACAAAGGATTCGTAAGTACTACCTGCCATTGTTGTAGCAAGATGACCCGTTGAAAGTTCATGCTTTTCCACTATAGGTAGCATTTCATTGATTGCATTGATTCTGTTTTGGATTGCTTTTTTCATTGTGTTTTGTTGTTGATTAGTATCTCAGATTTCGTCCTAATGGACTCATCAGATCAGCCATTCAGCTGATGATCTAAAGATGAAGATTTTTGCCTGTGATGTCCGTATAACCCTTAATTTGCATTTGCCTATCGAGTCAACTTGGCAGGAGAGAGGTCTCATTTCCTCCCAGCAATTTTTATGAAGTATTACCAAACTTAAAATGCTAATATATATTAAATTTATATAACTACCAAATGAAACCTATATAAATGCATTTGATCAAATGTTGGAAATGTTGTTTTGTGATGCAGTTTGCAGGAAATCATACTGCACAAATCGATTGGACTGATCGAGTTTACTTACTTTGATTATTGTTTCTGAATTGTTTTGGGGGTATTAAGTGAACGAAGTGAGCTTCCCCCCAAAGGGATTATTTTTGCGAGATGTCAAACAAAAAACGGATCGACAAAGGATGCCCTCCAGTTGACAACCTTGTAACTACCTGATAGCCAGTCAGGTAAAACGTCAAAAAATCTGCAATGCACCGATCATGTGTTACCCCACACCTAAGTTTTTTTTTGAGTTTTTTTTTTGGGCCAGCGCGCGTACAGTATAGTATAATACAACAGTTCCGTGTATCTAATAAATTTGTATCTTTGATAATGTCTTATAGGCTAGAGTTATACAACAGGTTACGGGTAGGGTTTGCATTAGGTTGGTCCTATTACTCTAGAGATAGGAAACATGACTGGTCAGAGCTGGTTATATATTTAGGTTTAATAAGTATAACAATAAAGGGATATGAAAAAAATGAGTAGAGACAACACTATCAGCGATATGGTTGACGGGTTGTATGTAAAGAACGGCAGGTTAATAAATGGAAGACCTGATAGTATGACAGGTATACAGCAGGCGGCAAATATGAAAAGGATCATTGATGAAGATCGTAAGATTAAGATGATTGCAGATGGTATTGGTCGAGCTGAAATGATGAAGGGTTTGTTTGGATAATTTGTTGGTTAATTATCTTTATTGTGGAAAGGCTACTTTTAATCGGGTAGCCTTTTTTACGTTTAAAAACCAACATATTTATGTTAAAAAACCTGTAAATAGACAAGAATAAAAAATAAATAATTTTTCTTATATATATTTTATAGTAATTTAATGAGTCATCATTTTGTTTTTAGGATTGACAAACCGTTAATTATGTTAATTTTCAACATAAAGTATGTTAAATACATGTCGGTTATAGACCCTTAACTATTTGATAATCATTACTTATGTTGATTATGTTAATTCTTCTCGCATGAGAAAAGTAAAAATAATAATAAAAAGAAATAAATATATATATAAGTAAAGGGGAAAAAAAACTAACATTCAACATTTTTTATATATTTGTATAAATCAAATCAAATAAAATCAAATGGATAATTCGGGAGGATATTCGCCAAAGGATTTACATTTTGGCAAAGAAGCACAATCAAAACTTATTTCGGGTATTACAAAACTATCAGATGCTGTTAAGAGCACCTTGGGTCCAATGGGTAATACGGTGCTGATTGAAAGCCCGCATCACACCCACGGGATAACTGTAACAAAAGACGGCGTTACTGTAGCTAAGAGCATACAACTTTTGGATGCGGTAGAGAACCTATCGGTCCAAATGATGAAAGAGGCGGCAGATCGAACAGCCTCAGAAGCTGGTGATGGTACTACTACGGCAATTGTATTAACAGAGGCGCTTGTAAAAAAGGGCCTTGAGCTTATTGGGCCAAAGGACAATAAAACCATGATCTTGCGTGAAGTTGCGGCAATGAGTGAAGAGGTTATTGAGAAATTAAAAAAGCGTTCGATACCCGTCACCAAGGAGCTCCTACTTGATGTTGCTACGATATCATCCAACAATGACCCTGAGATCGGCCAGATTATATCACAGACCTATAACCAGGTAGGAGAGAATGGGATCGTAACAGTTGAGAAAAGTCAAACCTCTGAGACCACCTTCGAGACCACACAGGGTATAAAGGTTGACCGAGGGTACTCAAGCCACCTGTTTATAAACAACCACAAGAAGGATGAGTGTATACTTGAGGATGTGTTTGTCTTGGTGTCTGACTCTGAGATAAACAATATACTCTCGATTGAGAATGTTCTAAAGCCAATTATTGCCGAGAACAAGAAATTATTAATAGTAGCGCCGTGTTCTCAAAACGTAACAAATACGTTGGCGGCCAACGTCATGAAGAACAATCTGAAACTTTGTACCATTATTCCTCCCAATTTTGGATACAAACGCCATGAGCTGATGCATGACATCGCTCTCTCGGTAGGTGCTACTTATTTTTCTGAAAGCACAGGTGATGACCTGAGCCTTATGACCTTCAAAGATTTAGGCAGAGCCAAAAAGGTGATCGTAGGGAAAGACAGCACGATCATACTCAAGGACGATGACAAGGTCAGCAAGGAGGACATTGACAAAAGGGTTGAGGAGCTGATGGACGCCCATAAAATAACAAAGAAAAAAGCCGACAAGGATTTTATCATGTCTCGCATCGCGTCCCTCACAGGCGGTGTAGGCGTTATCTATGTCGGCGGGAATACTGATCTGGAGCAGAAAGAACTCTATGATCGGGTGGACGATGCCGTATGTGCAGTACGATCTGCGCTAGTTGAAGGTGTTCTTCCTGGAGGAGGCCTTGCCTTGTGGGAGGCAGGTGACGATATTATATTTTCAAAATCGATCGCTCACGCGATTTTCGGTGAGGCACTTCTTGCCCCTTTAATCCAAATAATTGAGAACGCTGGGGTTGACTGGGCACCTTATGGCGCTGATGTAGGCCACGGGTTAGATGTAAAGTCTGGTAAGGTTGGTGACATGATTGAGATGGGGATCATAGACCCTCTGAAGGTTACGCGGACGGCGCTGCAAAATGCTGTGTCTGTCGCCACCACGATACTATCAACAAACGCCATAGTTACTATGGCTAGGAGTTATGAAACAAAAGATAAATGATCCTCTTTTGTGTGAAGAGCAAGCAAATATATTAGCAGAGATAATAGCCAGTAAATTAATAGTTGAGAAGCTTAGTAAATCAAAAAAAGGCAAGACTGTTTTTGGAGTAGTGCTTGAGATATTATCTGAATATAGAAGTTTATGAAACCAATTGGGAAATACGTTGTGATCAAAACCATTGAGGAAGAACTCAAAACCTCATCGGGGTTATTACTTTCTGCGGAGGATGCAAACCAGCTTCGGTATAAAAAGGGTAGGATTGTTGAGGTAGGTACTGATGTTGTAGCTATCGATAAGGATAGCCTGATATACTACGATAAACGTGCGGGATATACTATGCTTATTCATGATGAGCCTTATACGATTATTCGTGAGAATGACATTGTTCTTGTCGAATAGCCTCGTTCATTTTTAGAATTTGTTTTCTATAAACCTTATCGCTATAGCCTATCTCAGCCATAAAAATGGGGTTGTTTGATTTTGCTGTTGGGATCATGCCACCATCCAATTTATCGTATATTGACCCTAGCATTCTGTTGGCTTTAAACGACAAACCATAAAGGGCCTTTTTTCTTTCTCGTCTGTTGTATGGTTTTATAACTTCAATCCATCCCTCTTGACGGAGTTTGTTAAATCTATTTTTATTCCAGCCTAGCACTGAATTAAACTCTTGAAACTTATCTACGTTAAAGTATTCTTCGCTATATAAAAACAGCAGCATGTCTAGCTCTTGAGTGTTAACTTTATACTTTCTCATCACGAAGTATCGGATGACTCTCCAGTATTTCAAGTAGTCTCTGTTTCTTGAATTTTTCATTAGATTTAATTTTATAACTTTGTATAAAGATATTTATTATTATACGGATGCAAAAAGATATTGCCAAAGAAATTAGGAACTACGCAGGGGCGTTAGGGATATTTATAGTTGTTATTGGGCTATTATTTTTCTTATCCTTCAATCAAATACCTACAGAAAACAAAGATTTATTTGTTTCTATAGTTGGTGTAATATCAGGCTCCTTGTCTGTTATTCTTTTCACCATCATAGGAAGAAACCCAAATGAGGTACAAGAGCTTAAAAATTCAAATGAAAAACTAAGCGGTCAAGTACATCAGCTGATACGTCAGAAGGATGAGCTTGAAGGAATGCTTATAGAGATGCAAAAGGAAATAGTAGACAAGCTTTCAATCGCCGGCGTATACTTTGAATTAAAAAACAAAAAGAAAGAATAATAATTTAACTTAATCAAAATTAGAAATCATGGCTAGTAAAAAAACAGAAACAAAAAAAGCAGCACCGAAAAAACCTGCAGCACCAAAAACCAGACAACTCTGGAATGGTGAGCAGTATGTAACAGTTAAAATTTAAGTTATGCCCGATCCAAGGAAAAAACTTTACGATTCTATTCCTATGCGGAATAAACAGATCGATACACTTAAAACAAAATTTAAGATTGGACCATCAGGTATGGCTTATAACCCAGCCTACGAAGCTGGTAGAAACCCACAGGTGAACGACTCAGTTCCTGTAACACAAAAAAATAAACCTAAAAGAAAATAATTATGCCTACAGTAAAACTACCTAACGGAACAAGCAGAACCTTTCCCTACAATGCGGTAGGAAAAGCACAAGCCGACACATTTGCCAGAATGATGAAAGGCAAAAAGAAAAACAACCCAGGTTATGGGATGGAGAAAAAAACTAAGTCTGGTTACTAATGGCCGGAAGAACAAAATCAAAGGGCAACAAAATCTGCCCCGCAGGCATAGCATGGGCCAAGCGTACTTTTGACAAGTACCCTTCGGCTTATGCTAATATGGCGGCAAGCAAATATTGCAAAGACCCGAACTATGCGAAAAAAAGCAAACGATGATAGATTCAAAAAAATTAAGAACGATTTCTGCTGAGTTAAAAAAAGCCTCTGCTATGCATAAGGCACAAGCAGGACGAATTGATCGTATGTTAAAATCTTTAAATAAGAAAAAATGAAATATCAACCCATGTGCCAGTGTGGCAATACATCAAATGCTGATGGCCACTGTGATGGTTCACACTTAAACAAGTAGAGATGAGTAAGATGAACAAAAAAACGCGGATGAAAAAACGTCCAGCATTCGGTATGCTAAGTGTAAAAGCAGGCATCGATAATAATCCCAACCCTACTCAAGCAGATAGAATTGCTGGAGCTCAAATGAAAAGCTAGTGAGCGAGCTTAAAAAATGGCGCGATCAGAAGTGGGTTCGTATAGGCACCGACGGAAAGATTAAAGGCGCTTGCGGAACAAGCAAGAACAAGAAAAATCCTGATCGATGTTTGCCATTAGCAAAAGCAAGAAGACTTAGTAAAAAACAATTGGCTGCTACCGCTAAAAAGAAAAAAGCTTCAGGCGGTAAAAAACAATTTGTAAGAAACACTTCAACTGTAAGAAACGCATAATGAAAAAATTTAAAGTTCACAAGATGTATAGCAAAACGGGATTAGTAAAAACTGCTAAGACAATGGCAGATCATAACCGTTTAAAAAAACAAGGCTATACGCATAAAAAAAAGTAAATGGCTAATAAGACCAAGATGAAATGCAATGTCGTAGTAAAAAGCGATAGGGCAGGAAAAAAGAAAATGGTTAAGGGCTGCGAGGGTGGAAAGGAAAAACTTATTCATTTTGGCGCTAGCGGTTATGGACATAACTATTCTGCAGCAGCAAGAAAATCTTTTAAGGCTAGACACAAGTGTAGCACTGCAAAGTCTAAACTTACTGCAAGATATTGGTCGTGTAAAAAATTATGGGCAGGATCGGGAGGATCTACCAAAAGTTCACCTAAAAATAGACAAGGAAAATATTAGTATCTTTGTCTGTATAATTTAAAATATTTCAATTATGGATCAAGGTTATAACGCTCGTCTAGATGAGTCTTTAGGAGCAAAAAACGGAAAGAAAACTCAAAGCTATAAAGCTAGGAGAGACGAAAGCAAAGCCATGTCAAAAAGATTATATGGTCATTCTTACGGAGGGGATCATTCTATGGTTTACGAATCTCATGGTGAGAAGGGTAGTGTTAAAGGTCATTTATCATCTTTGATTAAAAAGTAATGGCAGTTAGAGGCAGAACAAAAGCAGGTGCATTTCCTGAGATAAAGGAAAAAAACCAAGGTAAATTTACCCGGTGGGCTAAGAATAATATGCCTGGTAAAAGCACTTGCAGTGCTGCGTCAGCTGTAATGAAAAGTAAAAACAAATATTCAAAGAGTGTAGTTGCTATGGCAAATTATGCTAATAATTTTGGATGTAAAAAATAATTATGAAATCCAAAGGGTTAGGAGATAGCGTTGCAAAATTCACACAGGCCACTGGCATAAAGTACGTTGTTGATAAAGTTGCAGAAGCAACAAACAGCGACTGCGGATGTGATGAACGCCGCGACACTTTGAACCGAGTATTTCCATATAAAAGATAATAACTATGGCATATCAAAAATTACAAGCTGGAAGAGCTTGGTCAGTAAATCCAAGCGACAACACCGACATCCCCAACAATGGTTTAAATAGTCCTACCGGCACAACAACAACGGGTAGTGCTACACAATTAATAGATGCCAATAGAGTGGGTACGGATCCTAGTAATATGGCAACTTTAAGTTTTTTATTAGCTGGAATAAAGCCTGGGATGATAATTGTTAATACAACGGACTCAACACAAACTACAGTATTAAAAGTGGTTAATGCTACTACTTTGTTGGTAAAAGATAATGTCTTTGCAGTCACAGCAAAAAGTTATGCTATATACGGTGGGGTACAAGACGGAGCTGTTTTGTATGTAGGAGCTTCAGGAAATATTAGAGTCACTACCGCGGGTGGTGATGATGTAATATTTGTTGGTGTGCCGACAGGTACATTTTTTCCCGTTCAAGTAGTTAAGGTGTGGAGTACAAGCACAACTGCTACTAATATTATGGCGTTATGGTAATAGTAATTGGTATTATTATATAATGATAAGTTACATAGCTATAAGCAACTCCATTGGGAGTTTAAAAATAATAAGTGGCTCTGGATCTAGTCAAAGAATAGTATCAGAAGTATCGGATCAAATTGTAACTGAAGCCTCTAGTCAAAACATGATAACAGAACAATAAAATGGCAGTAAAATTTTCACAGTTCACCCAAGAAACAGTAGCCGCTAATGTAACGAGATTGGTAGGATATACAGCTACTGGAGATTTAAATATCCAAATACCACCCGCTAATTTAGATACTACATATACTTTTGCCACTGCACAAGATGGCAACAATGTAGATTTAACCCTAACTGGCACAAAAACAGGAACAGCAAATACAACTGAGGTATTGCAGTTTACTGCAGGCGCAGGCGTAACCCTTACCTCTGGAACGGATGCCCTAACCATTGCGGCTACTGGGGCTGTTAGTTCGGTTGACGAAACAACACCGGGGACATCAAGTGGTGTACCTATAGTAGTTAATCCAACAACTGGAGCTGTCCTTATCCAGTCAATGTCATATGCTGGGACAACAAATATCGGCCATGTCCCCGCTGGCGGAACGGCTTCTACTTTTTTGAGAGGGGATGGAACTTGGGTTACACCATCAGGAGGGTTTTCAAACTTTGACATTGCTGGTGACACGGGAAGCGAAACAGTAAATAGTGGTGATACTGTAACATTTACAGGTGGCACGAATATTACCACCGCAGTCACTGCAACCGATACGGTAACTATTAATTTAGATACTACCGCAACGCTTTGGACTTTAGCTGGAGGAGATGGCGCAGGTACAAGTCAAATAATTACCCCTGGCAATATTGCAACAATTAAAGAAAACACATCCACAATTAAAAACAGCGTACAAGTTGGTGGTGGTATACAAACAAAAGCAAACGACACAGATGAATTATTACTTGATCAAACGGCGGAGCTTGTTGTAACGATGATAAATCCAGGCAGTGGAAATCTTTTGTATATAGACGGAGACTACCAGCCTATAATAAATTTAACCCAAGGCTTCACTTACGAGTTTAATCAAGATGCAGCTACAAACAGTGGGCATCCATTAGAAATTGGAGAAGTTCTAGATGGAGCAACTCCTTATGCAACAGGTATACAATACTACGGAAGCGCTTCGGCAAACACTTTAACACTAGTAGACCAAGACGATTATGTTACAAACAGTGCAACATATTCAGGGGGTTCAGGGACAGCGAGAGTAAGATTAAGAATTACTCAAAATACACCTGCACTTTATTATTATTGTTCAAACCACTCTGGAATGGGTGGATCATTAGTTGCATTAAACGATAGATATACAGGCTTGTCTGCCCTAGGGTCAGGATCAACCTTTGCTTTAAATTTTGCAACTGCGACTACATTTACTGCTACAGCTAATGCTAATGCAACATTTAACTTTAGCAATGCCATTCAGGGACAGGTTGTAGATTTAATTGTAAGTGGGGCATACACACTAGAGTTTGCAGAAACAGGAAGTACATTTAACAGAGTGGGCTCAGTGGAATATGATTCAACTACAAATAATATAATTCAAATTATTTGCACGGATGATGCTCCCGGCGCAAAAGTATATCATTATTCAGTAGCAACATTCCAAAGCGACACAACACCAGGATAACATGAAAGCAAAACTAATAGACGGGAATATTATCACCTACAAGCAAGTACCCAATACATATACCAAATCAAATGGTAGTGTGGTACTTAACTTTAGTAAATCTGATAGAGCAGAGCTAGAGGCCGAAGGGTTTTACGATTTAGTAAAGCCTGTTTATAATCAACTTACACAAGATAGAGGAGGATTGCAGTGGGATGAAGAAAATAAGATATTTACTTTTCCTATCACCGACAAAGATTTTGACGCTACCTATGATGAGCTTGACGAGGACGGAAAGCCTACTGGCAACAAGTTGCCCGTATATGATGTGGATGTTTTAAAGGCTACTACAATAAAAGGGTTAAAAGGTACAG